ATGAAATACCGTCTGACATTGATTCAGGCGACGTGGCACCCTCTGAGTTAGAAGTCATTGCACGTACAGGCGGTCATACCTTGGCCATGGACGACGGTGATCTATCCGGCAACAACAAACTGTTCAGACTTCGCAGTTGTCAAGGGCATCAGATTCTGATGAATGATTCAGATAGTTTTTTACACATCATCAGCAAGCGCGGCGATGTCTGGATCGAACTCAATAGAGAAGGTGCCTTGGACATCTATGCGGAAAACAGCATTAACTTGCGCACAGCCGGCACGCTGAATCTGCACGCGGACAAAGACATCAACATCAATGCCGAGGGTCAGATCCGTATGCGCAGCAAAGGCGCCATGAATCTGGAAACACAGGATGTGTTTAATCTACGTGCCGATAAAAATATCAATGTTTACACACAGGCCACATTCGAAGTCAAGGCCGATGGTACCCTGTTGTTGGAAGCCGGCGGCAAGGGTTCCTGGAAGTGCGGTGCAGAACTGCGCATGGACGCCAGTTTGATAGGCCTTAATTCCGGAGGTTCGGAAACAGTACCAGTGGTTCCAGAGTTGGTGAAAAACAGCCTGCCCGACACAGAGTTTGAAGGCAGCAATTGGATCATACAAAAAGACGTGATCCAAACAGTGGCCACTCGTGCGCCCACTCACGAACCATATCCCATGCACAACTATGGAGTAGACACCAGTGAATAATCTCACTGAATTGGCAGCTCAATTAAATCTTGGCGTCAAAACAGTCATAGTACAGACTGTGGATGTGTCAGATGTGCCATTGCCGCCAAGGCTGTTGGGCACATTGACACCTGCGGTACAACAAATAATGATGGCACAAAGAATCAGAACAGTAGAACAACCTTCTGCTGCCTGGAGCACGGATCGTGGCATAGGCATCCTGGGATTGAATCTGCTGCAGATCTACGATCTTGGCCTGATCAAACCACAGTTGTTTGATCAATTCGTCACAGGCAATACCAATCTAGACAGTGTGGGACTGGTTCCACCCAGTTTGAATTTCAATGAATCCCAGGTGTATGACGCGCTTAACTTACGCACCGCCTGGACCGGACAATACAATGTGAACAGCATCGAGGATATTTTGTCCAGACCAACTTTACAATATATTCTACAACAAGACAGTTATATTTTGAGTTATAACGCTTTGATCAGTGGCAATATAATCAACGGCACCGAAGACATCGAAGTCTTGGCCATGACCGTGGGGCTGACCAGCATCTATGGTTTTGCCGCAGTGGTTCAATTTTTAGGAAATCAACTGTAATGGCTGCTCCTGTAACCATACCTACCAGCATAGGCCAGACCGTGGGCGCTGTGCAGAACATAGCCAGTTCGGTCACTGCTGCTGGCATCAACATCAACGGTTTATCTAGCATGACCCAGGCTGCTACCAATCTCACAGCAGCTGGGGCCAACTTGTTGAAATTGAATCAGCAGGCCACCAGTGCTGTGCAAGGCCTCTTGCCCAACAGCACACTGACCGTGGATGCGGCCTTGAGCAAGGCAAAAGTTGGTTTAGAAAGCACTTTTTCTGCACAGGGAGCTGCGGCCACTGCCACTGATTTCTTCAAAGCAGCCAAGCAAACAGCAGACAAGATAGCCAGCGATGTCAAGGCCGTGGCAGATAAAATCGCATCAGGTGTGGATCCCACATCCTTGGCCAAGTCGGCCACTTCGGGATTGTCCAGTCTGACCAATGTGGTGGGATCTGTGACATCATCCGTGACTTCGGCTGTGTCATCAGCGGCCAAAACAGTGAGCAGTTACATACCCGGTGCTGGCGCTGCTCTGGCGCAGACTGGCTCTATCAATACCAACGCCGCAGCGGCTGTTACCAACACTATAAATTCACTGCAGCAGGCAGGAGCCACTGTGGGAGTCAACACCGCACAGATAGCTGCTGCCAATCAGCAGCTGACTGGTGCTGTGAGCAGTCTCAGCCAGGCACTGAAAATATCAGCACCAGGTGTAGCCTTGCCCGGTGGGCTACCAGCCATACCCAGCATACCTGCCATACCAGGACTGCCAGGCGGCATACCTGCCATAGATCCTGCAAAATTAAAAGCAGCCACGGCTGCCATAGAAGCAGCACAAAATCCGCCCAATCCCTTGGCCACTGCTGGTACCAAAATTGGCGCTATCGATCGTTCAAAATTAGATAGTGCATTTTTATCAGCACTGCCGCCGGGACTGCCCAGTTTTGATCCTGGTACTATATCTGCAGCACAGCAGGCCGGTGCATCTATCAATGCTGCTAGATTCAAAAACACCAAAGACGAGGATCTGACCTATTCAGGACCTGACACGCAGGTCTGGGACGACATCAACAATGAGCGATTAAAACGCGGCCTCAGCGGCTTGCCCAATCCCAGACCTGCTGAAGACAGCGAATATGCTAAAAAATACAGCAATCCTGCTTATTCGGGCGGTTAAATACTAGACCATGGCAACATTCATCGGATACAACACACAGCAGGCATACAAAAAATTTACCTTGGTTGATCAGCAGTTGGTGATCAGGGATTTGTTGAATGCTTTCAACATCAAGCAAGGCGAACTGCCAGGACGCCCTCAATATGGGTCGCCTATCTGGGCCATGATTTTTGAGCAAATGACCCCGGACGTGCAGCAAAACATACGCCAGAGTTGCATAGATATCATCAAACAAGACCCTAGACTGAGCCTGCAGACCATCAACGTGTTTCCTTTTGACAATGGTATGCTCATGGAAATTGAAGTACAGTTCCTTCCCAACACTGATGTAGAGTTGCTGCAGGTATTTTTTGACGGCAACACAGGCGTGGCTGGGCAGGTATAAAACCCCTGTTTTTTTGTCAGATAAATATTAAAACACAACTATAACTATGGCCACAACAACTAGACAGACTGCAGTATTTGGGTTGGAAGACTGGAAACGTTTTTATCAAAACTACAGCCAGGCTGACTTTCAAAGCTATGACTTTGAAACCATACGCAAGACCTTTGTAGATTATCTGCGTCTGTACTATCCCGAAACATTCAACGATTATACAGAATCTTCAGAATTTATCGCACTGCTGGATGTCATGGCATTCATGGGTCAGGCTCTGGCCTTCCGCAATGATTTAAATGCAAGAGAAAATTTCATTGACACAGCCGAGCGCAGAGACTCGGTGGTTAAATTGGCCAACCTAGTAGACTACACTCCCAAACGCAATATACCAGCACAGGGCTATCTCAAGGTGGTGTCAGTGAGCACCACGGAAAATGTGTATGATTATCAAGGCAATAATCTAGCCGGCGTCACAATCAATTGGAATGATTTGACCAACGAAAGTTGGTATGATCAATTTACTTCTATAATCAATGCTACCTTGGTCAACAGCCAGCGTGTGGGCAAACCCGGCGGTACTGCCACTATATTAAATGTGTTGACTGAAGAATATTCGGTGAATATGCAAGCAGGCTATCTGCCTGTTATTCCGTTTACTGCCACTGTGGATGGCATATCCATGCCTTTTGAATCAGTGTCGGTCAGTATTCAAAATCAGGACGCCATCGTTGAGCGTGCGCCCAGGCCCAATTCAGTGTTTAATATCCTGTATCGCAACGATCGCCAGGGCTATGGTTCTACCAACACTGGCTGGTTTTTGTATTTCAAACAGGGTATATTGCTGAATCAGGATTTTAATTTTCCTGAAAAAATCAACAACAACAATCAAAATATCAATATCGAAGGTATCAATGACCAAGACGTATGGCTTTATCAACTGGATGAAGTGGGCAATATCACCAGACTTTGGACTCCAAAAGAAAGTATCTATACTGCTAGCCAATTGGGCAGTTCCGAGCGCAGTCTGCGTACCATTTATTCAATTACCAGCAGATCCAATGATCAAATACAGTTTAACTTTGGAGATAACACTTTTGCCGAAGCACCTGTGGGCACATTCCGCACATATGTTCGCCAAAGCAATGGCCTAACCTATACCATCAATCCTGAAGAAATGCAGTCAGTGGTACTGCAGCTGGGGTATGTTGACCGCAACAACAAAATACAGACCATAACATACACTCTGAATCTACAGCAGAATATTACCAACAGCCAGGCCAGAGAAGGCATCACTGAAATCAAGCAGCGTGCTCCGTCGAGATTTTACACACAGAATCGCATGGTCAACGGTGAGGACTACAATCAGTTTCCCTATAGCCAATATAATTCAATCATCAAATCCAAATCTATTGTGCGCAGTGTGATAGGTGCTGCTCGTAATTTAGATTTCCTGGACATCACTGGCAAATATTCTTCAACTAATATATTTGCCGACGATGGCGTGCTGTATGAAGAAGAACAGACTCCGGACTTTGCTTTTGACTTTTTAGATGTGTCAGATATCAATTCAGTGATCATCAACGGAGTACAACCTATAACACGCACCAAAGAGATGCTGCAGTTCTATTATGAGAATTTTCCACGACCAGCATTGAACAGCGTGATCAATCCTTATGGACAAAGCGGTTTGCCTGAGCCTGCTGTGCCCTACTTGTTCTGGCATCAGACTTCAGCCACTACCAATACCTGTACTGGTTGGTTTGCCAACATTCCTGCAGCAGGTGGACAGCAATATCCTGTGGCCATTGGCGCAGGCGCCAGTGGCAATCTAGCATATATCAAACAAAGCGCATTGGTAAAATTTGAAGCACCCTTGGGCAGTTGTTTTGACGCTACCAATAGACTGCAAACACGCACACCTGTACAACAGGGCGATCACACAGTGATCTGGGCTACTATTACTCGTGTGATCCGCGACGGCAGCAACCAAGGTCGCGGCGACAACAGTGACGGTACAGGTCCAGTGAGCCTCAACAATTTCGTACCACAGGGCGCTATACCTACTCAAGTTATTCCTGTGTTTGTCAACACGTTCGGCACTGAATTGACCAATCTCATGGTGCAAAATATTCTGATCTATAGAAACTTTGGTCTAGGCTATGACAATGTTGCTGGCGAATGGTATTTTATCAGCAACACCAATCTTGACGTAGATGCTGCCTTTAACATATCCACAGCAAAAGATCTCAGCAATACCAACAGCGACGCTGCTTGGATGTTTCAATTCATCACCGACGGTGTCAACTATACTGTGACTTATCGCAATCTCACATATATCTTTGGATCGGTGAGCCAGTGTAGATTCTTTTTTGATTCTGCAGGACGTATATTTGATGTCAAAAAAGGCAGCATAGTCAATGACTACATCAGTGTGCTACGCAGCAATCCCGATGCCAACGCCACACCACCGTACAGTGCCAGTCTATTAGAAGATGTGATATTAGATATCATTGGTCAGCAGACCGAAAGCGATGGCTACGTCAACGACTTTGGCGTAGAAGTATCATTTGGCGACTATGATCAAGACACAGTTGCGGATGATCCTGACGTGTTTAATATAGTGGTAGCACCTGATGTGGATCCCGACAGCAAATATGTTTTCCTGCAGAGAACACTAGATTTTGATGATCTAGAAAGATATCTCTTGATACCCGAATATGTAATGAACAAGGTGTATGCAACCAAAGAAGCCATTGAAGCACAGATGGCAGCATATCCGGCTGGACAGTTATTTTTTGCCTATCAAGACAAGACTTTTTGGGAATTGAAAGTAGATGTCTATGGTGGACGCAGCCTTACTGCCAGAAGTGATTTCCAATACAAAGTTGGGCGTGCGGGCTTGTATTTCCAGTATCGGCATAACAGTCCCAACACACGCAGGATAGATCCCGGTACCAGCAATATCATTGATATCTATGTGGTCACAAACAGTTACTACAATGAATATCGCAACTGGATCACAGACACTACCAACACTGTGCCTAAACCCGCTGTGCCTACCATGAGTGAATTAGGACAGGCATATCAAGGACTCAATGAATACAAAATGCTCAGTGACAACATAGTGTTGAATTCTGTGACCTTTAAACCTTTGTTTGGCGCCAAGGCCGATCCTGAACTCAGAGCTCTGTTCAAAGTGGTGAAAAATTCCAACACCACTGCATCAGATCAAGAAGTCAAGTCTGCTGTGGTGGCCAGCCTCAATACCTATTTTGACATAGACAACTGGAACTTTGGTCAAACTTTTTATGCTTCTGAGTTGTCGGCCTATTTACACGATACCCTGGGCACGCTGATTTCGTCTGTGGTATTGGTACCACAGGATCCCAACAAGGCCTTTGGTAATTTGTATGAAATACGTTCTGCCCCCACAGAGATATTTGTCAATGCCACCACAGTCAATGACGTGGAGATTATCGCAGCACTGACACCATCTGAGTTACGTATTCAAACCACGGTTAGTTACTAAGCATGGCACGCACAGTAGATTTTTTACCTGAAATATTCCGCACACCCACCAACAAACAGGTGCTACACGCCACCTTGGATCAATTGGTACAAGAGCCGCGCTATGAGCGTGCGCAGGGTTTTATAGGACAGAAGTTTGGTCCAGGTGTGACCACCGAAGATCGTTACATCGTTGAACCAGACAAAACACGCAGAGACTATCAGTTGGAACCTGCCACCATATTCTTGGAAGACGGCAGCCGGCGTGTTATCGATGCACTGACCTATCCCGGATATCTTGATGCGCTGAAAAAAATAAACGGTCCTATCACACGTCCTGACGAACTGTTTGAGCAAGAATATTATGCTGTGGATTTTTTCATCGACTGGGACAAGTCAGTCAACTACAATCAATATTACTGGCAGTTCCAAGGACCCGAAACTGTAAGATTAACTGCCCCTGCCACACTGCAGTCTTTTAATGTTGAACAGCAAATTGTAGGCAAGCAGACCTATACCACTGACAATGTGCGGCTGGTCAGTCCTGCCACCTGGAACAAAACAATCTCATTCAGCAATGGTATGCGTATCCAATTTGTTGGCAATATCACTCCTGCGTTTTATAGGAATCGAGATTTTTATGTAGAAGGTGTGGGCACTGCTGGGGGTATTAAATTGCTGCCAGTGGATGATTTTGTTATTCCTGAAATTTACAATTATCCTGCCACAGTTCAACGTGAGCCTATTCCTTGGGACGTTTATCCTTGGGATACCACACTGTGGGACGGAGCAAGACTGGTTCCTGGATCCGACATAGACTATGTGACCATCAATCGCGCCAGCCGAGATCTAAATCCTTGGACCAGGAGCAACCGTTGGTTCCACGTGGATGTGCTGACTTATTCTGCCGAAATCAACGGCACCGTGGCAGTGATCGACGACAACTTCCGCGGCAAGCGTCCTATCTTGGAATTCCGTCCTGACATCAAACTCATACGCTTTGGTACCCAAGGACTGGAGCCCATCAGTTTGATAGACTACTCAGTGACCAATGCTTTTACACAAGTGGCAGGTCAGCCCAGTTTTACCATTGACGGCATTGAGTTGTTTGCAGGAATGAAAGTTATTTTTGCTGCGGACGAAAATCCCGAAGTCGCACGGCAAGTATATCTGGTACAGCAGATCACTCCTGTGCCGGGTGGACAAAGCCTACTGTATCTTGAAGCCATTGAAGGCCAAGTGGCTGCCGAAGGATCGGTCACAGTGTGTACCTTGGGTGAGAGCCAGCAGGGCTATAGTTTTTACTACAGCAACGGTGAGTGGAGCACCATCCAACAGACACAGCAAAAGACCCATCCCAATCAAGCACCATTGTTTGATGTTTTTGATCAAGACGGAACCAGTTTCAGCAACGCCACAGTGTATCCCGACACCAACTTTGTGGGATCTCCGCTGTTCAGTTATGCAGTTGGCACCGGAGTGGCCGACGCTGTTTTGAAATTTCCACTGCAGTACAGCGGCGTCAACAATGTGGGAGACATACTATTTTTCTTTAATTTCTACAGAGATTCGTTTACCTATCTCAATAATCTCACTGTAGATCTAGTGGGACTGCGCACCGGATTTGTACATCAATATACTGATCGTGTGAATTATGATAGATTGATAGGTTATCAAACTGCCAGCCTTACACCTAATACTACCAATGTTCCTTTGCTGAGCCAGCAGCCGCAAATTTTTGAATTTGATTATACCGAAGGCAGCATCAAGATAGATGTTGCAGTACTGGAGCAAGATCAATATCCCAGCATCACCAACATCGTGCGCATATCAGTCAATGATGTGCTGCAGGATCCAGGAACATATACCTATAGAATCTTGGATGGCAGTAATTTAGAAGTTTACCCAAATGCACAATCCGGAGCCGGTACAGGCGTACAAACCGAAATAACTTTTGCAGTTGATCCCGAGCCCACCAGTCTGGTGGTAGTGGCAGCATTGAGCGCTCAGACCAGCAGCACAGGATATTTTTCAGTGCCCACTAATTTGACAGTAAATGCTCTCAATCAAGATGTCACAGAATGCACCTTGGGCACATTGCGAGATCATTATATAGGCATTTGTCAAAATATACAAGGCTTTGAAGGTCAGGTTCTGGCTGCCAACAACAGCCGCGATTTAGGCAACCTAGTGCCTTATGGCATCGACCTTATACAACACTCGGCTGCATTGGCCATACCAGCAGTATTCTTGCGCGAGCAGGATTATTCTATATCCAGCGCATTGTATTACAGTGCTGTGGAGTACCAACGATATAAAGATCTTGTTTTAGATTACGTTTGGAAAAACGAATTTATCAATGAAACCACAGCAGAAATATTAGACTCGGCCATTGATGCCTTAAAGTCCAATCGTTCCAGCGATAATCCTTTTTACTGGAGTGATTGTATTACAGCAGGTATTTTTGAAAGCACCACATATACCTGGTACGAAGAAAGCAGCACCAGTTTTGATCTCATTTACACATATAATTACAGCGAAGCCAATTATCAAGGTTTGAATGTGTATGTGAATGATGTGATACTGTGCCGGGACAGAGATTATGTAGTTGATACTGTGACCAATACTGTGACTCTGGTACCCAGTGTGCTGGCCGACGAAGATATCGTGGTCATACGTGAATATCAACAGACCTATGGCAACTTTGTTCCTGCCACTCCCAGCAGTCTGAGACTGTTTCCTGCATACTTTCCAGAGATATATGTAGACACTACCTATACCACTCCCACCACTGTGATACGTGGACACGACGGCTCAATCACGCCTGCGTTTGGCGACTACAGGGATCAGGTACTATTAGAATTCGAAACACGTATCTACAGCAACATCAAGGGCACCGCCGACTATCCGCTAGACTACAATGAATTTTTGCCTGGCGCCTTTCGTGGTGTCACAGCAGACAATATCAATAGCCAGACTATATTGAACAATGAATTTGTACGCTGGTTAGGCAGCAATCGTGTGGACTACAAGCAACAAGATTTCTTGGTCACCAACGAAAAAACCTGGAACTACAGCCAGACTGGTGCTAAAATCACGTATCCCCAAGGACTGGACGCCGGTGATGCTATTCCCATGCCTGGTTACTGGCGCCAGATCTATTGGTTGTTTTACGACACCGATGAGCCACAGAACTTTCCTTGGCAGATGCTGGGTTTCAGCAACAAGCCCCTATGGTGGGACGCTGAATATGGACCAGCACCTTATACCTCAGGTAATCTCTATATGTGGGAAGACATTGCCGCGGGCCGCATCCGCGAGCCAGGCAATGACAGGATTGACACAGTTTATGCACGTCCTGGCCTGTTAGACATCTTGCCTGTGGATGCGCAGGGCAATCTGTTGTTGCCTTTTACCACCATCGTCGCAGACTACAACCCAGCCACTTATCAGGCCAATTGGAGCATTGGTGGCGGATCGCCTGCAGAAACAGCGTGGCGCAAATCCTCTGCTTGGCCGTTTGCCATACAAAGACTTTTGTTTTTATTAAAGCCAGCTCAGTATCTAAACTATTACATTGATCGGGATCAATATAAATTCAACACTGAATTTGATCAATGGCTCTACAACGGTCGCCAAAGACTGACATCAAATGATTTACAGATCTATGGCGAGGGCACAGCAGTTAATTCTTATGTTAATTTCATTATTGACTACAACAAGAGTTATGGATTGCCCGGTACTGCCAATCTTGAAGCCAGGATCAACAATCTAGACATACGATTGGCCTATCGTGTGGCAGGTTTCACTGACAAAAGATATCTGCAGTTGCTGAGTGATCGCACAAGTCCGGCCACTTACAATCGCAGTCTGCTGATTCCTGACGAAAACTACAACATACTTTTGTATCGCAATGAAGTGTTTGACAGCATCAACTATTCGGCAGTGACCATTGAACGCACCGAATCGGGTTGGGCTGTGTACGGCAACAGCATAGCCAATCCGTATTTTCAAATCCTGCCCAGCATCATCAACAACAACTATACCACACTGAACATTGGTAATACTACCATACGTATGCAAAAAGATTTTTCAGACACAGTGGTCTTGATTCCCTATGGTTATATCTTTCGCAGTGTTAACGCAGTGGTAGACTTCTTGTTGAGTTATGGCAAATTCTTGAACACATCGGGATTCGCTTATAACACACTAGAAAACACTGTACTGCTAAACTGGGAGCAGATGGCACAGGAATTTGTGTACTGGTACAATCAAGGATGGGCCGTAGGCGCACTGATACAGCTCAATCCCAGCAGCGCCAAATTAGAATTTTATAAACAGAATGCAGTGGTAGTGAATCTACTGGAATCCAAACGCGAAGACATTCTGGTCAATCAAAACAAGCAAGCCCTGCGTTTGCGAGACTACAGCGTGTACAGAGATGGCAACTTGTTTGAACTCACTGCGCTGAATGAAAACACTGTTGGATATGTTAATCTCAAACTCACCAACTATGAACATATCATCATCGTTGACAACGTCACAGACTTTGATGATATCATTTATCAGCCATTGACAGGACTGCGCCAGGGGCGCTTGATATATCAAGGTATCAAGTCGGCCGAATGGGATGGCACCATGGATGCACCCGGCTTTATCATAAACTTGCCCAGCGTGACCGAATGGGATTCGGGCCTAAAGTATGCCAAAGGCCAAGTGGTCAAGTTCAAAAATTTTTATTATCAGGCCAATGTCACTGTGGATCCTGCGGATACATTTGATTACAATCTTTGGAACAAAATAGTTTATCGTCCAGACCAAGAAGGTATGCTGCCCAACCTTGCCCTCAAGGCCATACAAAGCACACAGTTTTACGATCAGCACGCTGATAACTTAGACGCCGATTCAGAACTTTTGGGATTTGGACTCACAGGATTCCGCCCGAGAGAATACATGGCCAGTATCGAACTTGATACTGTGAGTCAAATGAATGCCTATCAAGATTTTATCGGTACCAAAGGCACACCGCGCAGTCTTTATTTTTACGATCAGGCAGTGGTCAATGGCGATGATCTCAGTTACGATGTTTACGAAAACTGGGCTATACAGCGTGCCACTTATGGTGCCACGGCTACCAACGCCTTTGTTGATTTTACATTAGATGCTACCAAACTTACCGGCAATCCCAGTACCAGCCAGTTTGTGGTCCTGGGCGAATCCACAGAAGCCGATCAAGCCACATTGATCACAGACTTGTATGCAGTCAGTCAGCCGGTGAATACCACACAGATACTGCCACAATTACAACAGACATACCCTGACAAGTTTTTGCCCACGGCAGGATATGTTGACAGCCGCGATGTTGAAATACAGTTGTTCAGCATCGACGACCTCAACAGTCTAAGTGCTGAATTAGACAAAGTCACCAATCTTGCAGAAGTATGGGTGGCCAAGATCAATCAATCGGACTGGGACGTATACAAATGCCAGAATCTAGTCAACACACTGGTCTTGGCACAAGACAATCTGGATGGCCAGACTCTACTTATATTCTCTGGCAATCACGGACTTACTGCAGATCAGACCATAATCATCAAAGAATTCAATGTAGATTTACAGGGCGCGTTCAGAGTCAACAGCGTTCCTAGTACCAGCACAGTGTTGATAGACAGCCAATTGCCCGACGGCGTGACCACACTTGTGGGCGAAGGCGTGGTTTTTGAACTGTCTTCAGTACACGTGGCACAGCCCAGCGACATTGCCGATTTACCTATATTGTTTGACTTGACCAAGACCAACAAGGTATGGGTAGATAACAATGGATCAGGCCGCTGGCAAACTTTAGAAAAACAAACGCCTTATACTGATATCAAAGATTACGAATATGCTGGCACAGAATTATTTGGTTCAGCAGTGTGCCAAACCAGCGATAATGCCAACATATTGATAGGTGCTCCAGGCAGTTATACCACAGGAGTGGTCATACCCTACTATCTCGATGGCAATGTTTACACTGCCGAGTCTCCTGTGGCTGTGCCTTCTGTTTGGACCAACTACAGTGATTTTGGACGTGTGGGCGATGCTGCTGGCAATATTTGGGCTGCGTTTAGTGTAGGACTAGGTACTGTGCCTGGTTTCAACACTGATTTCCGTGTTGTGATCATGCAGAAAACTGATCGTGGATTTGAACCACGGCAGTTATTGCCTGGCGGCAGCACTGGCGTAGATGGCAAATTCTCCGGCGACATAAAATTCAGCCAAGATGCATACTGGCTTTATGTGAGCAACCCGGTTGATAAAAAAGTACAGGCATATCAGCGTAATAGATTCCAGGAACAAGCCACTGAATTTACCTGTGACGGTGTACAGTTTATTTTCCCAACCGACGATAAAGTACTGGTTGATCGTGGATCACAGTGGTCTGTGACTCTAAACAGCACAGTACAGGCCTACAATCAAGATTACACAGCCAATGCCACACGTATCAGTTTCCGTGTACCACCGGCAGCTCCTGTGATTCAAGCAGTAGATAGTATTACTTCGGGTTCAACTGTGTTTACAGTTACCAGCATCAATGGATTGGCTGCGGGACAACAAGTTTCTGGCATGGGTATAGCAGTGGGCAGCAAAGTTGTATCCATTGATACCACCAATAATGCAGTGACCATTGATCGGGCTATCACGCTCACGGGTACCAATGTAGATATCACGTTTACCAACATGATATATGTGTCTCGCTGGGGCACAGATCCTGATTCAGCATATTGGGGATTTGGTGCCAATCCATTGAAACCCAATGGTATCACTAGATCGTTCCCCATTGATATGCTGGCAGGCGCAACTCCTGATCCCGAATCAGTGGGAGTTTACTACAACGGCGAACTCATGAGATTTAATAATTCTCCAGCCGTAGACGGAGATTACATCTATGATTATGTTAATCGTCAGATAGTTTTTAACTTTACGCCGCCTGCTACGTCATCCCAGGCAGTAACTTACTTGGCTCAAGATTATTTTACCGCTGTCACAGATGTTGTCAACCATGCAGGACTGTCTTTTGGTATCAGTTGCGCTACTGACAATGATGGTTCAGTGCTGGCGGTGGGCGATGCAGATGCAAACACTAGTAATATTGACATAGATGCCGACGGTGTGGCCTATGTTTATGACCGGGGCACTGTGTCTCACATGGTTAGTAATGTCAGCACTAGACTGTACTCTACTCCTTCTCCCATTCTTGGTCAGCCGCAGGTTTATCTCAACGGTCAATTATTATATCCTGACACAGGCATGACCATTGGAAGTTATGTTTATGAACCGGTATCGGGCACGGATTACACAGGCAATACTGCTGTGAGATTCAACGAAGGCGTGATTGATTCTGTGGGAGATATTGTAGATATCAGTTACAACAAACTGTCTACTATCCAGATCGTTACCAATCCGCAGTCTAATGCCAGCGGCAGCGAATTTGGCACAGCAGTAAGTTTTAATTCCAGCGGATCTGCAATCTTGGTAGGCGCGCCCAACGGCAATACTTCGGTATTGGGTGCAGGTTTTGCAGCCAGGATCGAAAATCAAACAGCAATTTATGGCAGCATCACAGGGACCACAGTTAATCCGGTTGTCACAGCAGGCTCTAGTCTAAGACTCGACAACTATTATGTAGAATTTGATGCTGCAAATATAACATCGGTTTCATTATCCAATGTCTGTAGCATCACAACATCGTCTCCGCATGGATTTTACAACGGCGAAACAGTTGTCATCAACGGTCTAAATGGCGGCGTTCTCAATCTCAATAACAAACCATACTATGTACGTGTCACGGGTTCGACTACATTTAACATTTTTGATTATGGTACTATTAGCAATGTCACAGCCAGCAGCAAAGTAGTGGTCACCAGTAATGTAGCAGCCAATATCGATCTGGGTCTGGCTATACAGGTGTTCAATCCAGTGGAAATTTCCCAAGTGCAGGGCATAGCCAATGTCAACAATACCACTGCCAATCCTTATTGGCTGGCTAGAAAAGCCAACGGCAATAGCACTACACAGATGGAACTGTTCCGCGGCGTTGGTATATTTGACATCTTGTCGGCCACTGAAGGTAATGTGGCACAGACCCTGGTGCTGACTTCCACCAATCCAAATATCACGAGAGGTACCGCAGTGGTATTGGAAAGCAATTCTGCTGCCATCAACAACACAGTGGTCTATGCTGGCAACATAGGAGTATACAATCACGGATCAGGCAGCACCTATAACAGTTTCGTTCTTTATACAGATCCAGCATTGATATTTCCAGTATCGCCTATAGGCAACACTGGACCCGGTGGTACCGTGGGCATATTCATTGATGGCACAGGATGGGGCAACTATGCTAGTGGAGGTCAGGTCCTACGATACATTGACACCACGGGATTAACGCCAGCATACAATGCCAGTACCAGCCAAGGCACTGCATTTGATGGAAGCCTTGATGGAGTTGTAAATGTAATTAACAATCAAGGCATATCCAATCTGCAGGCCGCTAATGCTGCAGGAAAACTACAACTGTCGGTAATAAATGCCAATGCTGCTATTCCCAATGAATTATTAAGTGTGCTGCCTGGAACGGAAACAACTTACACCTCTGGGGCCATGTATCAGTTGGGATTGTCTCCTTATTACGGTGCTGGAGCGCAGATCATAGGCGGGAGTTATCCTGCATACGGCAGTAGATTCGGCTTCCGCATAGATCAAGACTGGATTACCAATCAAACAGTGATCAGCAGTGAGTTCGGTACTGCTGCTGCCGAGACAACCTTTGATCTAGATACCACAACATTTGACGGCCGTACAACGAGATTTGATGATCTTTATGCCAAATCAGGATCGGTAGATGTTTATGATCTGTTGGTCAGTGCCAATGCCAGCAAGGATAATCCCAGCAAACTAGTATGGGATCAACAGTTGGTGGACTACTTGGTTCGCGCAGGACAAAATTTTGGCTATGCTGTGAGCATATTAGGCGACAATATCATTGTGGGTTCTCCGGGATATCAAGTTGACAATGTCATGCAAGGTCGTACACTGGTATTTTCGGGTCGCCGCACAGGATGGAAGAATCTAAGACAGCAGCCCAACGAAGTAGACATACATCTGCTGAACGAAGTAACCATATTCAATAAACAATCTAAGATCACTTTGAACTATCTCGATTTCATTGATCCCATACAAGGCAGGATCTTGGGAGCGGCACAACAGAATATCGATCTTATCAGTGCCACTGATCCGGCGGGTTATAATGTAGGCGACATCAATAACTTTGGTGTAAATTGGGGCGAATCGCAATATGGATACATCTGGTGGGATATCAACAGTGTGCGTTTCCTAGAGTACCACTTGCAAGACATTAACCAGGCTGCCAAAATTTGGGGTAGCACCTTCCCCGGCAGCAGCATCGACATATATCAATGGATTGAAAGCGATGTACCGCCGGCAGATTATACAGGACCCGGGACACCACGCAGTTTAACCAGTTATTCGGCCTACCAGATCATTACCGATACCAATAGCGTGGCTACCAAGTATTATTTCTGGGTGTCGGGCCTGGAAGGCGTGCCACCTTACACCAACAAGACTCTTAGTTGTGCTGCCATTGCTCAATACATCTTTAATCCAAGAAGTTCGGGCATAAGTTATCTAGCACCCATAAATCCCAGCACTGTGGCCATTTATAACAGCGGTAACGATTTCGTAGCCCAAGAAAATGTTTTACATATCTCCTATGATACGGTTCCACAAGACAACAACATACACGTGGAATATGATTTAATCCAACAGGATAATCCCAGACAGTTCATGGACGATACCACCTATGCCAAGTTTGTGGACAGTCTGTCAGGCATAGACGCGCTGGGTAACACAGTACCAGATCCTAACTTACCTCCTGGTATGCTGTATGGTATAAACTTTAATCCTAGACAAAGTATGTTCCGTGACAGATTCCTGGCACTGAAAAACTACATTACCACTGCCAATGAAATATTGTTGACCTTCCCGTTTGTGGAAGATTCCAATATGGAACTATTGGATTCTAAGGAATTGGCTCCCGAGTACGGTCAAACTGATGCCAACGGACAGCTGTGGTGGAATGTGCAAGTGGCCAACTTGACTGAGCTGGGATATCAGAATCTCTCGTTGGTTCCTGTGGGCTATCGTTATTTGGTAGATCTCGACAATCGTTATAACAATTTCTGGACCATACATCAGGTGTCATTGGATTCTACAGGTACTCCTACAACCACAGTGATCCGTGTGCAGACATACAACACTCCGGCATATTGGTCATATGTGAACTGGTATGCCGAAGGATTTGATCCTTTGCAAAGGCCTTTGTTCACAGTAGATTATCTCAGCCAAGCAGAACTGATACCTTTGCCAGACAACGGTGTAGTTAGAGTCACTAGAAATAATCCCATTGGATTTGAACTGTATCAGAACAAAGTGATAGACAGTTACAGAGATCCCGTGACACTGGAGTGGGTAACAGTAACAGAATTTACTAGGGTAGGCTTAGAAAATGGTACTATACAAATCAGTAATGAGATCTATGACTATTCCCAACTGAGAGACCCAGAATTAGATCCCAAGTTGGAAACTAGATACATTGTGGATAGTATTAACTTTGAGATACTTACAGGCTCCAGACTGATCCTGCGCAATCAACTGATGAGTCTGATGTTTAACTTTATACTAGGTGAGCAGATTGATTGTAATTGGCTTTACAAAACTTCCCTGATCGATATTACGCATCCTGTACGCAAGTTATTGCCCTACAGGACATTCAAGCGAGACAACAAAGATTTTGTGTATGGTTACATAGAAGAAGTCAAACCTTATCACGTGTTTATCAAAGACTTTAGTTTGGTTTACGCTACTGTGGCAGATGTGTATCCTGGTGATATCACAGACTTTGATGTACCTGCAACCTACAATGCCGCTGACGGCATTTACATCAGTCCCATATTGGAAAATGATCCTGACTATGTGAACTATGACAAGTATGGCATCTACGGTGTTGGTCCTTATGCTCAGTTCGAAGGCTATATCACAGCATCGGGAGGTAGTGGTGTCACTGTGCTGACTGTGACGGAAATGTTAAAAGGATCAATTTATATTGGTGCTAATCTTGTGGGCAGTATTATCTCTCCAAGGACGCAGGTAGTTTCCTTTATTGGATACAACTCTTTGGGCCAATCTACCTACAGTATCACTGGCCAATACGAAACTACCACCGCAGTAGGCACCATTGAAATCAATCCAATCTGGGCCACCCTGCCTTATCGCAACTGGTACAACAACTATGGCCTGTATCTAGTAGACATCATGGTAACCAATCCAGGCAGTGGATATACAGTACCTCCTGCTGTGACCATCAACGGAACCACAGCAGATTCTGCCAGGGCCACTGCTATCCTAAACGGCAATGGCAGCATCTCAAACATATTGATAAATTATCTCGGTGGCAGATATCTTTCACAGCCCACGATAACCATCGCTGCGCCTGATCAAGATTCGGGCACGCAGGCCACTGCCTATCCAGTGACCAGTTCCGGACCAGTGCGCAGTTTTGACACATCCTTGATTTACAATCGTATGAATCTGCGACCCAGTTTCACAGAGTGGATTCCGGGATTTGTGTATCGTGAAGGCGAACTGACTAAATTTTCTGGAGTGGTTTATCGCAGCAGATTTGACTATAATCAAAACACACAGTTTGATTTTAATCACTGGACAACAGTTCCTCCAGGCGACCTTGAAGGAGTAGATCGCACCTACGGTTACTATACTGGCGCACCTGGACAGCCAGGACTGATCCTGGATCAACTGATCACTGGATTGACCTATCCTGGTGTGATCACTGATCGCAGATACTTGGGTACCTGGGACACAGGTCCTTGGAGCACTGATCCTTTTGAATCCGATAGCGGAAGACTACAAACCATAATCAACGGCGGCGCATATCCCTTGGACAGCAGCACTGGAATCATACCTGCGTTGAATGCCTGGGATGTCAATGTGTATGGTGGTGCCTATGTAGATACCTACAGCAGCCACGCTCCAGAGGAACTGGTACCCGGTGCGGTGTTTGACACTTTAGACTTGACAGTGTATACCATACCTGGCCAAGACAACACAGGCGCAGGATTTTCCAGCCCACTGAATGGCAGGATCGTTGCAGGAGATGGAGTCACTGATACCTACAGTTTCCAACTGTTGATTAAATTCCCCGAACAGGTACTGGTGTTCAAAAAATCAGGCACAGGAGAAAAACTCCGCCTGCAGGAATCAGTTGATTATGTCATTGACTGGCAACTGCAAAACATTGAATTGACCACTGCGCCCACTGTCAACGAGCAGATAATGATCATCGCAGTGGGACTGGGCGGCGGCAATCAGATATTGCGCTCCAGCGAAGTTTATGTGGATGGTGTCGGCGCCAACGGCAACATAGATGTACCAGTGCAGTACACACAGGTATGGTCCTTGCCAGTGTTTGTGAATGGGCAAGCTTTGACACAGGGCACAGATTATACCATTGCTGCTTACCGTCCCGAAGAACCATTGCCCGATGACAATGACATCTATCCTATTACTAGAATTAATTTTGCCAACGCTGTTGCAGCCAACAGCAGAGTCGATTACACAGTGATAGGCGAAAGATATCAAAGCACCAACTATAGTTACAGTCTACCTGTGGTAGAATACTATACAGGCAGCAGCAGTGCAAACGTGTTTGCTGTGACCAACTCATTGACTGGAACCAATCCCATAGCGGCTATAGTAGAATTAGAAGGCAGCAGACTGCGTGGCCCGCACTGTGTAGAATACACGGCCGATGGCACACAAACTACATTTGCTGCAGGATGGCAAAGAGACGTAGCCCCCAACGCTATAGTTTCAGACGACGTCATAGTGTATCTCGACAATGAGGCAGTGACTACTAGTATCTGGACTAGCGGATATCAAGAGATCACTGACACTTATGATATTGTATTCGGTGATGCTCCTGCTGCAGGCACAAGGATAGTGATTGCGGTCTGGGCTGCTGCTGAATATTTCTTTGATGTTGGTGGCAGTAATCTTCATATCTATTCCTCGGCATTGCCTGCAGCCAGTTCCAATATTGGCTTGACAACTTGGCAAGAAACCGCTGAACAGAATTTCCTCAACACAGTATCTCTGGGACAGACCATTATTCCAGTGACTCCTGAATTGTCTATCAGCACCAACGGTCGTTGGGCTGCCGGCAATAACTTTATTACAGTGGGCACTGATACCGCCGGTATCTGGAATAGCCAGGGTCTGTGGTTTGACTACGCAGCCTATGGTTCGGGCATTGACATAGGCAATCTCAATCCTTACCCCAACGGCACCAGCAACTCGGCTAACACTGCCATACCTTCAGAAATGTTGAGTTATGGCAACGTCTTGATAGTATTAGATGGACAATATATCAATGTGGGCGACTTGGTGTCCGGCGCAGGTATACCCTATGGAACTGCAGTAGAACAAGTCAGAGAGTTCAAGAACAGAGATCTGCAGACCAACTGGGCAGTGGCAGTAGATCGAGCCTTGCCAGGTAATGGACAGATATGGACAAGACAGTACAGTAACATCACTGCTCCCTATTTGAACAACACACTATATGGTCTCAGCACTGGTCCAAACATCTTGGCACTGGGCGATAACAATAATATCCTTATGAGTAACAATGCTAGCCAGTGGACCAACATTGATCCCGTGGCACTGTTGCCATTGCGTAGTGTGGCCTATGGTAATATAGGTGGAACAGGATACTATATAGCGGTGGGTCTAGAAAGCAATATTCTGCGTAGTAGTGATGGCGTAAATTGGACACAGGAAGGTTTCGCCCTGCCCTTGAACACTTATGCTTTCCGCGCTGTGGCGTATGGCGCAGGAAAGTTTGTGATTGTTGGTGACAGTGGCGTGATATTCGCCAGCGCCGATGCACTGAATTGGACACAGGAAACCAGTGGTACTGTTGAAAATTTAAGTTCTGTTAGTTATGACGGCGCTGAATTTATCGCGGCAGGTGAAAATGCTATGATGCTGGCCAGTTCCGATGGCAGTGTCTGGGTACGTAGATTCTTTGGATATGTGTCTGCTACCACTGTTGTTAATCCGGGCAACAGTTATGTAGCACCGCCCACAGTACAATTCCAAGGACCTTTCAACGGAACAGGTATTACCACTTTGGGTTTTCCTGCTATCGAAGGTGGAGTAGGTCGTATCGACATCGCCAACACCGGTGTGTTGTATGGACGTCCTCCCAACGTAGTAATCTCTCAGTCAAACATCACCACGTTCTCGGGTAATGTACCATCGGGAGCCACAGCCAATGCATATCTTACTTTGACAGGCCCTGTGACCTATATTGGATTGGTCAACGGCGGCACTGGTTATAATACTGCTCCCATAATTGGATTCACCGACAGCATAGGTGGTACCGGAGCCAATGCGGTGGCCACACTAAACGCCAATGGCAATATTACTTCTATCACACTGCTTTCAGGCGGCACAGGATATAGTACTGTATTCAACGACATACAAGTGACTATAACACCTGTGGGCAACGATGTACCGTCTATTTCGGCCACTGCTATCGCAGCAGTCACTGGCAATTTAAATCTCTTGCAGATGACTAGCTATGGCGTCAACTATAGTTCCTACGATTTGACATCAGCTGCTAACAATAGTCCTACAGTATCGTTTACTCCTTATACAGTGGCAGGATACAGCAATAGTCTTACCACAGGTAACGTCTATCAGAGTTACATAGTTCTGGACAGCATAGCAGAACTGCAGATTGGTATGAACATAGAGTTTACCGACAATAGCAACAATCAGGTGTATATCGGAAACGTCACGACAATTTATACAGGTAATAGCAGTATTGGCGTATTTCCGCCCCTTTACTATCAAGTTGATCCGTTTACAACATTTGCTGCCAGAGATAACGGTAGAAATGCTGCAGCGGTATTTGGTGAATACTACGATGCTGGGGTAACCGGCATCATAATCACAGAGCGTGGATCGGGATATGAATTTGCTCCTAACGTTTCTGTCAGTTATCCGCCAACAGCCGGTGGTGCTGTAGCTGAAGTCACTGCATCTATCGTGGATATAACCACTGAAAATTTAAATGATGTTAACTATATAGGCAACTATTGGTTGGCAGTAGGCGACCAAAGCACTACCATTTACAGTGATGATAATATCACATGGTTTGAAGGCAATGTTGCACCCAATGCGGCGGTAACGTTGAACACAGTGTTTGGCAGCAGCATCGGCAACGCCAATGTATTTTTAGCCGGCGGCTTAGGCGGCAATCTTTACCTCAGCAACGACGTGGCACAGGGCTGGCAACAGATAACTAGCGGAACTACTGCCAATATCGCTCAGGGCGCTTATGCCAGTGGTAATTATGCTTACGTGGCTGCAGGTGGTGTGATTGCTTACAGCACATCGGGAGCCAATGGATCTTGGCAGCAGGCTGCAACCAGCGATGGCACTACACAGGATATCTGGGGTGTGATAGCCAGCGGCAATACTGTAGGAGATTGGTGTGCTGTTGGTAGCCGTAGTACTATCCTACGTACATCAAATGTAGCCACTTGGCAGGCCTATAATCAAGAATGGCCCTTGAATGACAGCGAATATGGATACCAAAGTTCCAGAGATACCTACGTGCTAGTTGGAGACAACGGCACCATATATCGCAGTATTGGCAGCAGCAGCGACTTTGTGCGTGTAGATGCCACCACCGATGAAAATATCGAATCAGTGACCTTTGGACTAGGAAAGTTTGTAGCAGTAGGCAGCAACGGCAAGAGTTTGGTCAGTACCGATGCCAACACTTGGACGGTGTATGACATAGGTAGCACTGCGACCTTTAGAGACATAACTTACACAGGTGCTAATTCGGGTCCCATGGCATTTATCGCTGTGGGCGATTCAGGGCAGGCCTACAAATCTGCAGATGGTCAGGTATGGTCAAGGATGTTAGTACCCACATCTTCAAATTTACGTTGTGTAAATGTAGCTGTCACAGGCAGCACAGTCAAGACAGTGATAGGCGGGGAAAATGGCGCACTTGTAGTCAGTGTTGATTCATTTGGCAACAGTTTTGTATTGATCTCAGAATCAGGATCAGAATCTTTTATTCAGTCTAACGCCAACAATCGCACATTCACAACCACAACTTCTACACTGCTGGCCACAGATACACAGGAAATTTCAGTATTATTAAACGGCAATGCTTTGACACGCGGAGTAGACTATGCCGTGACTGCTATCAATCCCAATGTCACCATACTGATGACCAGTAATGTCAGCGTCAACAGCAATGTAACCATTGTCACTGATATGATCAATTGGAATTCCGTCGCTTATGGTGCTAATAAATTTGTCTTGGTGGGACAGAATGGTACGGTTTGGAATGGTTACGACAACGCTTCTACGTGGACAGAAATGCAACCCTTGACCAGCGCTAATATTACCAGCGTGGCCTATGATCAGACCACCAGTCAGTTTGTCAGCGTAGGCGAGTCAGCAGGAAGTCAGCAGATAGGTACGCAAAGTTATATCGCCACAACCTTTACAGCAGAGTACTATCCCTTGTCCTTTGTTCCTGACTTTACAAGAATCGTACCAGGTATGCTGGTAACTGGTAATTATCTACGCACCAACACACTGGTCACAGGCACAGATTATGCTCAACGTCAGGTCTATATCGATACCACACAGTATTCTTCTAGATCTAATATAACAGTGACATTTACTCCCACACAGATCGAAAATGTCTATCCTGTGCAGGATCCCGTGACCAACGGCTACAGACCATGGACCACGCTCAATGGCAACAGATTATTCTTTAACGAAGATTATGTCGCCGAAGGCTCTGCTGTGCGTATCGTGGCCAACGGCCTGCCCGACACAGATGTAGTGCAAATTCTTGATTCCAGCCAGAATTCAGTGCCCGATGAATTGGATTTCAAAGTCTGGAAAGACATGAATGACAACACCGCTGTGTACCGTATGACAGAACTCAATGTCACAGAGACTACGGTAAGGGTACAATTCACCGATGACATCATTTATCTAGAAGACGCATCTAAGTTATCATTGCCACAACTGTCACTGAATCAGATTGGAGTAGCATTTGTAGGATCGGAGCGTTTGGCCTACAGATACATCGACTATAGCAATAATACCATATCGGGATTGATACGTGGCATCGGTGGAACTGCCGCACAGGATCACGAAGTGGGCAGTACGGTAGTAGATGCTGCCACACCCAACATCATTCCCATAGCCTATAGAGATCGCATAACGGCTGAGCAGTTCACAGGAGATGGCAACACCCGTACTTTTGCCACTGCTACCATAATGGCTGATATCCAACAAGAAGTTAGATTGGCCGTGGCAGGAACAGAGATCGCCATGCGTATGGCCAGTATTACAGCCGACGGCGTGGTCAATACATTTACTGCCACAGATTCCAACGTTTCTGGCAGCGACATAGGTAATATCGCAGTTGACCGTTATGATCAAGTCATGGTAGCAATCAACGGAGCACTGCTGCCCACACCCAATGCCAATGTATTCTTTGGCGATAACTATACCAACGTGTTTATAGCCAATAATGTTTCTGTCAGCAACGTGGCCAATGTTATAGTGGTGATCAACAATCAAGTGGTAATACCCACCGGCATTTCGTTGAGCAATAGTCATCCCAATGTAGTGATAGATCCCCCACCCAATGGTAATTCTTGGGTGCATATCAGTGACACATATGCTGTGATAGATACCGACCCAGTTCAGGTAGCATTTGCTCAAACGCCCGCAGCCAACGCTATAATCACTATCGCCGCAGATTATTATTCAGTGGGTGTGATGCCTGCTGTAGTTACACTGGCAGAAGCACCAGCCAATGGGGTAACAGTGGTAGTTGGTATTGACTCTAGCAAAAATTGGTACAATGCCACAGGAGATGGTATAAGACTGCAGCATCAACCCACAGTTGCAGGTCGATTCCTGCAAGGTGACGTATAAAATAGCGATAAATAACAGAATGCAAAATCAAGAGCCACAAAACAAACAACAATCCCAGAAACCCACAAAACCTGTGGATGAAAATCTGGGTATTTTGGTACAAGATCATATCCGTATCTTTGATCCAAAAAATCAACAGATGCACTATCGGGGGAGAGGATAATGCTGTCTAGCGTTCCAGCGATGATACAAGGATTTGTCAAAATCTCGGATCCCAAAACAGGACAGGTATTTGTTGACAAAAAGAATGCCATACACTACGAGAACATGAGTCGCAGTCTAGCAGAAAGCCTGGCCAATCGCAACACAGGATATATCTATGAAATGGCTTTTGGCAACGGTGGCAGCACAGTAGATGCAACAGGCGTGATCACATACTTGCCGCCTAACACAGTGAATCAAAATGCTGATTTATACAATCAAACATATGCCAAAGTAGTAGACGATAATTCAGCAGCCAATCCTGATCCACTACGCAACTATCTCACAGTGGTACACATACCTGGTAGAGTCTACACAGATATCGTGGTAACTTGTTTGTTGGACTACGGTGAGCCCAGTGATCAGCAGGCTTTTGATAACAGCACAAATTTTAATGGAGAGTATGTGTTTGACGAAATAGGACTAAAAACCTGGCAAGGGCAAGATCTTCCCCTGCGCTTGGTAACACACGTGATTTTCCATCCCGTGCAAAAAAGTCTAAATCGACAGATACAGATAGAATACACAGTTAGGATACAGACGCTGACTAACTTGAGCGCGGCCTAAATAAATATCAATAACGGAGCAAGAAATGCCTTATTCAGTTACGCTAACCCGAGGTGCAATATTCGCTAACATAGCGGATGGAACCATTAACCAAACGTCAACCATGACGCTGATTGGTCGCGACTTTGCCAACTATGGACAGTTCGTAGATCAGGATTTTATACGCTTACTGGAATCAGGTGCAGCCACAGCCAACAATCGTCCCACCAACGCATTGACAGGACAACTTTGGTATGATCTAACCAACACACAGTTAAAAATCGCCACACAGGGCAACATACCCAACGGAGCAACATATACTGGAAATGCCATTACCTGGCAAGGAGTCATGCCAGCACGCTCGGCCAATGCGCCCAGCGCACCTGCCAAGGGTGATCAATGGATGTATGTTGACAGCGCAAGCAACATTGCGCAGTTGATAGTGTACAGTGGAGACACTACAAAAACCACATTTGGAAATCCGGGCTGGCAAGCCATTGGCCCGCTTACACGTCAAGACACAGTAAATGTGGCTGTGATCAATGCCAACGTAGGCAACTTCACAACCAACACCGGCGACGGCCGCATCGATGTCAACAATTTATATGGTAACACTGCAGATATCACTGACAGTATGTACGTTGGTAGATTCAGCAATGGTGCCAACAACAGCACATCCTTCCTGGATGTACGCGGACAAGGCATCTATGGCAATCTTAATGGAGTGCAGGCTAATATTACGCAGTTGGGCGCATATAACGGTGGATTGTTAAATTATATTGCTGTAGGCAACAGTGCTAATCCTGGAACATTTACACAGATAGCTGGCAACGGCATTACCACAAGTCAAGGCATCACAGCCTATGGAGCCAGTTATCTCGCATCTGTGGCTGGAAATTCTGCCATATTTAATACCATGGGCAATACCAACACACAGATATATGGTGTGATACAGCCCAGCAGCAAATATCAACCCTATGTCAAAGGCCTGGGCATACAAGAAGCAGCCTTTGATGCATCTAACAATGCTATTGGCAACGCTGCCTTGGCTGTACGTGGCGACATCATTGTAAGTTTTGGCAACGGATTCACTGGATACAGCAATGTCAATCTGGGACAGAATCCCAATACTGGCACAGCATTGAATGCGGTATATGCCAAAACATTTTTTGGTAACTTGTCTGGCGCTTTGCTAGGCGACTTGCCTGCAGCCAACATCACAGACATAGCCATACCATCCGACGGCGGAATCTATGTAGGTGACGGTAACACTACCACAGGCGAAGGCAATATCCGAATCGTGGGTGCCAATGGCACCGGTAGTTTCAACAATGCTGTATACATTGGACGTCCTCCAAACAATCTTGGTAACGGCAATGTGGGTATCATCCATACCTGGGGCACCAGCACAGTTCCCGGTGGAGTAGGCGACATCCTGACATTTACCAATCTCACAGCCAATGTGCTGTATGATTTTTACAGAGATGTGCGCATCCAGGGTAATCTTTATGTGCTGGGCAACACAGTTGAAACCAACGTAGAAACCATTACCACTGCTGACAAAGATATCACATTGTCGGACAACACAGTCACTGCCAATATCATTACTGGATTAACTGGCGCTGGCATACTTTTAGGCAATGCAGCCAACGTTGGTGCAAGTAACCAATTGAAGTTCACAGGAGTGGTGCAAGCCTCGGGTTCGGGCAGTCCGGGCTACGATGCCCAGCGCTGGGTACTCAATCGCAGTTTGAATATAACCAGCGATTATCCCAACGTTGGTGGCAGCCTAGGAGATCTACGCGCCACTGGTAATATCTTTGCCGATGGTGCCGTTTCTAACAGCAGCTTCAACGGTGCTGCGGTAAGCAATCTTTATATCACAGGCACAGGTGGTTATCACACTGGACTATATCGTGGAGCCATTGGTGGAATGTTACACGCCAATGGTGCGGTAGGCAACGCTGTGGGCACATATTTTAGTAGCACAGTATATCCTGCTACCATACTAGGCACAGCAAATACCACTGCACTGAGAGACAGTGGCGGTAATATCACAGCCAACAATTTTATTGGTATCGCTACATATGCACGTTATGCTGACTTGGCCGAACTTTATCTAGCAGATAGAGAATACGTTGCTGGAACCTTGGTAACCGTAGGCGGAGATGCCGAAATTACTGAGTGTACCAATCAAGATCATCCCCTGGGAGTGATATCGACCAATCCTGCATATCTAATGAATATGTCATTGGTGGGCGGTGTTCCTGTGGCCTTGCGCGGCCGCGTGCCAGTTAGATTCACGGGCGTGGTCCATAAAGGTGATAAACTGGGTCCCAGTGACGTTCCTGGTGTATGTGCCAGAAATAATGATGTACCGATTGCCATAGCACTACATAATGCTTATGCAGAACCTGGTACTGAAGCAATGGTTGAGGCTGTTATACTGTAACGATGAATAGCATAAACGAATTCAAAGCCTTTATTGGCCGAGAGTTTGTTTATAGGCATAATTTGATCAGCGTGATAAAAAATGGTGGACACTATCTTGTTCACAATCACGCTGAATTATCAAAACTTTACAATGGTCATGCCATCAAACTCGAAGGCCTAGAACGCTACTCTCGCGAGTTGGCTATAAAATGTGCTGGTTTGAAAATCATGTATGATCATGTTGGGCCAGTGACTTGTCACGCTTACAGAGCCTTTCCGGGTTCGCAGAGTTTTGGCTCACACTCAGATCCCATGCCAGTATTTTTAGAAGTGATTGAAGGCACCAAAAATATGATTGTGGACGGAGAATGGCGCACACTCACAGCAGGTGATACACTGTTGATTCCAGCCAATGTACCACATGAAGCTGTCAACCAGGAAGACAGTCTCATGCTGAGTTTTGGCTTAGAATCTTACTTGATAGATTGTCAATGAATTATCTAAGTTATCTCAAGACCACTGAAACCTGTAATTTAAATTGCCGGCATTGTTTTACATCTGGTACCCAAGGGCGTAAGATATTCTGGAATCCAGATCACGTGATTGATTTTTTCCAGCGTTTCCACCAGCACGTGGGCGCAGGGCACACCATGCACTATGAATTCCACGGTGGCGAACCATTTCTGGCCCCAGTGCAAGATATGATCCGTGTATATGATCAATTGCGTGATACTTTTGATGTTGCTTCATTTGGCTGCACCAGTAATCTAACCTTTAAACTAAATCAAGACATTGAAGATTTCATCTTGGGTCCATTGGGTCGACGCATAGGCACCAGTTGGGATCCGGCTATTAGATTTGCCAATGTTAGACAAGAATCATTGTGGCGCAGAAACGTTGAAAGGTTGCTGAGCCTAGGAGTGTCCATAAAACTGTTTATCAGCGTCACACGGGATACTATCAATATAGAACCCATTGAACTGCTGCGCTGGGTGCGAGATTTAGGTGTTCAAGAAATGGATCTAGAACGCTTGACCAACAACGGCAATGCTAGACAGCATCCAGATATTTTCCCCCGAAATCTAGATCAGGATCAATGGTTTTTAAAAATGCACCGTCAGATACAGCAATACGATGCAAGATCGTGGTTTGCCAATGAGTTCATGGAAAATATCTACAGCAAGTTCGAACGTAACATTACTGGAGCAGGAACTTTCTGCAGAGATTGCGAACAAAAACTTTTTACCATCAATGCGGATGGAACAATAGGTGGCTGTCCCAATGCTGCGCCCGAAGAAAATTTTGGACATATTTCCATGGGCATACAAGATGTCCTGACCCACCCGCAGCGCATAAACAACATAGCCTGCGAATCGCACAGGAATACCCTGTGTTATGACTGTGATGTATTTGACAAATGCGGATCAGATTGTCATCAATTGAGCTGGCAAGGCGACGTTTGCGGTGCGCCCAAGAGCCTCATGCGAGAACTAAAGTATGGTACAGCCCAAGATTCCTACAAAATTCCCGCCAAAATGTTTAAAATAGTCCCAGTTTAAATTTTGTATAAATAGTATTATGGCTCAATTACAGTCCGGATACATTATCAATGCTTCTAATCTCATCAGCGCTTTTGGCTATGATGCCGTCAGCGCCACTGGCCCACAGGGCAACGGCACCAGTGTAGCTTATGTGGCCAACAGCACAGTGAATTTTGCTGATGGCATTGCTTGGGGGCCTGCCTCGGGCACATTGCCCGCAAAATATCCCACAGGTGATACACAATGGATTGCTGTATTTGGCGGCAATGGAAGATCAGGTTCTTCAACAGGCAATGCCTGGGCCACCGCCAATGCTGTGCCCGGAGATTTTAAAAAAACATATCCAAGTGATCCCAGTGTAGATTATGTTATTTTTGCCAGCCACTATTCGGGCAACGGACTGCCCAGTTCAACTGCGGTGCTGTATCAATCGGCCAGGAATTTTTTAACTGTGAACTGGTGTAGAGCTACAAAAATCACCACTGGAGATATTGCACCACCACCATCTGTGTACGGACCTTTCAAAGCAAGTTTTTCAACTGCACAATTTTCCTCCAGCTTTGTAAATCCTACCACTCCGCGCGGACACACTGACACAGATACATTTGATGGTAGCATTGCCAATGCCACCTATGCAGGAAATGAAAACACTGCCAATCCCACCAATAGAGAGGTCTGGGGTATCAATAACTATTTCAACAGTCTTAAAAAATCTTTCAATAATAGACCCATCACTAATGTCAGTATAACAGTTTGTCACGCTCAGTGCCACTCCAGCTGCCATAACAGTCGCGGCAGGAGATAAGCATGACCATCTCCACCGGTGATTTAGTAAGATCACGAAATCCGGGCAATGCGCAAAGTATAATCCAGAGTTTTCTCAATGACTATTTGGCCAGTACCAATGCCAACAGTCCCAACAACAATGTGTTATTCTACACCGGTAGTTACCCTACCAGAACTGTGCCTGCAGCTTATCGAGCTGCAGCCAATGCCTACTATGCCGGTTTAGGTATTTTTGCGCCTACATCAAATCAAGTGGCCAATGTGCTCACAGACAGCAACATTGCCAATGTTGGTGGGCAGATCATATCTGCCACTGCCAATGTAAGTCTCACATATCCAGCCAGTGCGTCACAGGCCATATCTGCAGGCAACTTCTCAGGATTTAGCCAGATTTTTTACGGCGAACTACAAAGATACCTTATCTATAGACGTGTACAGGCCATAACCGTAGTCACAGGTGATATAGCACCTGCAGGCACTTACACAGATTCAGGCAAGGCCTTGGTAACTTCTGGCTATGCATTATCCGCAGGTAACATAACCAATCCCGGCACTAATGTAAATTTCGCCACTGATCGTGTGATTAGTGCCAGCACAAATGGAACCTTGGGAGGTGCGGCAGCAGTGGCATTCAACACATATTGGGCTGCATTGATGAGCAATTGGTCCTCGGCATACACCGCTGCTGGCACTATATCAATGTCATACAGCACCTGTCATGCCCAGTGCCATTCCAGCTGCCACAATTCAAGAGGAAGAAGATAAAATGTCAAATGTAATCACTACCACCGCACCCATATCATTGGAAAATTTGAAAATTTATTTCAGTGACAAATCCACTAGATATCTAATAGACTATAAAAATTCCAAACTGCAGGAACAAAAACTCCTAACTTATCTTGGTAATTTGGATCTCAATTGCGATATAGACATTGAAGATTTTAACGATCCCGATCATGCCAAACTATTGCAAACCTACTTTGCCAGCACCACGCTGGTCAATATTCCCACGCTGGAACGTGCAGCCATGGGCGTGCTGTTTGAATACAAGGGCCTGATACAGCCAGGATATTTTACCAACTTCATACAGGAAAATATAGAATTGGTCAAATGCTGGGTACAGAAATTGGATAGCCTGGTTCTGTTCAACACCTATGCTATCAATGACGAACTAGCCAAACAAGAAGTCAAAAATTATCCGGAAGATGACACAGACTCCATTGAAGGAATCAATTGGATAAGTCTATTGAAAAACGAAGAATTTTTCTATTTTTATCAGATCTTGGACGCATCTAATCTGCGATACTACAGCCGCTATTTTAGTGAAAATATGTTCAAAGGGCGTAATCTTTACTCGTTCTGGGCCAATAACAACAATCCCATGTTTTTGATCACCTGGGGCATATTAGAAGAAAAAATAAATAGTAAACAGTGGCAAGAATTGTTGAGTCAGGCCACACAAGAACTTAAGGAACAACAAGATGCTACATCTCTTTAAAAGAGTATATCTAGCTTTAGATGAAACGCTGGATACCGCACAACATCGTGTGGTATTGAGTCAGGATTTTGGTCACCCAATGGGAGGTGAATTTGCCTCTGTTGGCCAACTGCTAGATTACAATGAAAGCGTGGAAGGTGTGATTGGCGCCGGCAAAACCTATCCAGACTATCTGAGTTTCTTGAATTTCCTTGGATCAAAACAAGACGAGTTAAATGCGCCAGTGACAGTGTACGCAGATCGAGACAGTTTTGTCAAAATAGGAACTAATTTTTTCCGTGCTGCATTGCCTTTGGCCACGGTCAAGGACATCTATCAGATCTTGGCTTTCTACACTGTTAGACAAAGCCTGTTAAGTAGTAATGTTACATTCTCTAGTCCTGTTCAAAATCATGCACGCCTTAAAAATAAAGCTGCCATTACAGAAGCCGAAGTATCTGCTGAATTTTTCAAGGGACAAACCAACCCTGTTGATTTCTATAGTTTTTTTGCTGAAAAAAGAGCCGATCTAAGCATAGAATTTGTATTGGCAACATACAGTTACAATGGTCAATGCGAAGACATATTCAGTGAACAGATCAAAGGCTTTTGTATCAAGCACGCCTACTTGAGTGCGTTGGAAGCCAGAGAGCACATAGTTGACACGCTGACGTCAGAAAAAACCAAAAGCGTCTTGAATCTTTCGGATCGTCCAATTTTGGAAATGATTGGAATTTTGCAGCAAGCCGAATCCACACGCTTGTTGTTTGACGATAGGTTTTTCCCAAGAGATGTTTCTACAGTTAGTTTTGATGCTAACTGGCGCAGAGTATCTGAATCTGAAATTGCCAAATTGTCAAAAACAGTGATCAAAGTTTTTAGAGATCTCAAAGGCTTGCCTTTGAACGAAGTACCCATTGGATTCTTCCCCGGCATAGAACACATCAATAATCCGGCACAATGGAGTCAGTATCGAGATCGTGTCATGGATGTTTTGCCATTTATTGCGTCTAGCGAGTCACATAAAATCAATGCTACATTGTTTAATTACATAAACGACGCTAGAAAAAACAACCGTGAGTTACTGAGACCATTTGTCATCAACGGTTGCACCTGACCTTTTATTGCCATTACCACTGATAATATTGGCTAAGTATTTTGGACCAATATTGCCATGAGTGATCTAGACTTTTATAAAATCATTGAGAACAAAATCATCGACTATGTAGAAGTCGTGGTGCTGTTCTTTGAGCACTGCAATATGAAGTGTGTTTTTTGTCCTCAGAATCATGATGATACCACTGGCGCCAACAGAGATAGTATCATTGGCAAGTCTCAATTGGTAGTAGATTACATCAATACCAGTCCCAAGCAACAGTTTGTAATACATATCATGGGCGGAGAACTGTTCCAGGATCATTGGATCAAACAAGGATTCATTGAGGTGTATCAGGAATTTATTGACACTGTAAAACACAATGTGGCCAGCGGAAAAACTGTAGATTTTCTTTTTGTTACCAATCTGGTGTATGAACAAATTGACGCAGTCTTGGACTTTTGTCGCAACAATCAATTGACCATGAATGTAAGTTACGATCCGGCTGGTAGATTCAACGCACAGGAACTGGCACTATTCAAACGCAACATTGAAAAGTTCCAACCCTATGTACATTTGATTTCAACTGTGATCACCCGACAAAACATCGAGAAAATTATAGCAGGTGATGCCTATTATGATTATCTGTATCAAACATTTGAAACAGATTGGGATCAACTTTTGCCTGGAAAGAATTTTAATCCAGCACTCATGCCTCGGGAAAGCCAGTTATTAGAATACTATCGATTCATGATTGACAAGTATCCTCGCTGCAACAACATCGCGTACTTTCTCAATCAAAATCAACAAAAGAAAATGTCTTGTACTAGAGGCAGCAGCCACACTATCATGACAGATGGATCATCCCCCAAGGGCTGCAGCGGCACTGTGCTGTTAAAAGATCCCCGCAGCCAAGAACTTGGTTCTAGCAAGATCATACAGATATTCTTGGAAGAAAAAGATTGTCTCAGTTGTGAGTTTTATTCACGTTGTAGTTTCACTTGCTTTATCAAGAACGAATACAAACATCTCATAAGAGATGTAGATGGTTGTGTATTTGCAGAAGCGTTTAGATATGCAGATGCAAAAACAACATAATTCACTAACCCTGGCTTTTGTAAATCCACCCCATGCGGATTGGAGCCTGGCCAACAACGTCACTTACCTGCTGTGTCAAAGTCATTATCAGCGCAATGGCAAGTATGCTGATCGTGTCAAGTGGTTGCCGGCTCCTTACAAGTTCGATCGATATGAGACTTATAAAGAAGTCTATCAAGAAATTGCCCAAGCAGATGCGATCATGTTTAGCAGTTATGCTTGGAACTATACCATCTGTGATGAAATAGCCAAGATAGCCCAAGCACAAGGCAAGATAACTATCCTGGGCGGTCCGCACATTGGCACCAACGAACCAGAGTTTTTGGCCACCAGAACCTACTATGATTATATTTGCCGCCCTACCAAGCCCGGCGAAACATTTATTGAAGACTTTATCAACAGTTATTTTGACAACCAAGGTCGGGCACGCAAAGCAGACATCAGTTGGGAATTGAACAGCGAACGAGAACGTTCATATCTCATAGACTATGACTACAGCGTCTACGAAGACCATTTGCCTTATCTGAGTGAAATAGTAGAATATGCCAGGTCCCAACGCATAGAGCCTTTTATAGTGCTAGAGTCCACTAGGGGTTGTCCATACAGTTGTGTGTTCTGTGAATGGGGCGGTGGCATTGGCACTAAAATATACAAAAAATCAGAAGCAGTGGTCAAGCGAGACATCCTGGCGCTCAAAGCCGCGGGATTCCGCGATGCTTATCTCACCGATGCAAACTTTGGTGTGTTCGAGCAACGTGATATAGAACTGTTTCGGTTTGCATGGCAAAACAAATTCAATCTCACAGACATCAGCACAGTAAAAAGTCGTGACCTCACTAGAAGAAAACGATTAGTAGATGCTTGGTTTGATGTTGTGGGACGTGGTCCAGAAAGGCACAGTGCCAGCGAAGGGGGTACTGATATGTGGGGAGAGACCGAGTTTATCAGTGTAGTGCCTACGGTCAGTATACAAAGCGTCAGCGACGAAGCCATGAAAGTGGCCAATCGTGTGGATCTTAGTTTAGAAGATAAAATAGAACTCAGCAGACACATCAATCAACGCTGTAGAGAACAGGGCTTTCCTACTCCTGCCGTGGAATTGATCCTGGCCATGCCCGGGTCAACCATTGATGATTTCTACACAGAATTTGAGATCATGTATAACTTCCAAGCGCGATCCACAGTGGGCAATAACAGCGGCTGGTCCAGTTTCAGACATGACTATATGTTTCTGCCCGATAGCGAACTCAACAGCGATGTTTATAAAATTAAATACAAGATCGAAACTGTAGAAGTCTACAGCGACATCATCGATGAAGACGGTGTAGACAATTGGAACAGCCTGTACAAAAACAAACGCACTTACTTTAAAACTATCAGGAGTTGCTATAGTTTTACCAGGGAAGAAATGTTAGAAATGTGGTTTATGAATCAAGCAGGACCTTATGTGTTAGAACATTTTTTTGATCCACTAAAAGACTATACAACACCCAAGGAGTGTGCTAGAATAGCCTACAAGGTTATCCAACAGTTGGATGATTACGGCCCCATACATGATATGATAGCAGATATTTTCAATCCCGATACTGAACCGCGTAGCATAAGGAAATTAGGCAATAGGTTTAGGGTGCTTGTGATAGAGGAAATGTTGAACGCCAACAAACCTTTGATAATGAACGGAGTCATGAATCATGTATTACAACATTAAAGATATCTATAGCAAAGGATTTGTACAACTCAGTGAGCCCGACGCCTTGGCATTGATCAACATCGATGAATTCAAACTGTTGAATGTGGAAGAACGTGTTAGAGATAACGGCAAGCAAGATGTCAGTGCCGAACTGGCCAAGAGATTAGAAACCTTGGCTTTGTATTTGAAAACCAAGTACATAGATCCCGAATGGCCCGCGGCTGAATACAACAAGTTCATAGTTTGGGATGGCGTGGATCGTGACAATCAAGGTTGGCACACAGATATGTTTGAAAACTATGACATTTTCTTTTTGTATTATTTTGATGACACCCATGCTGAAACAGGTGGCAGCATAAACTTCAAATGGGGAGTGTTACAAGGCCAGGAACAGACTGCCACATTCCAGCCCCGGGCAGGTGATGTTTTCATGGTCAATAATCTTCGCGGATTTTGGCACAGAGCCGATGATACAAAGATACGTCGACGAGTGGCCAGTTTTGATTTTTGTGTAGGATTGAAAAATGGAACTCAATGAACTGTTAAAACTCAAACTAGAATATAGCAAAGAAAGAGATCTTTGCGCAGAGTTGTACAATGTCTGGATCACTAAACTACACGATTTCCAACACGATCCTGAACTGTACGATATGTATATGCGCATGATCAACAACATGGAACCTTATGGTGCATATGTCAAAGAACGTATACGTGAAGTCAATAGGCAGATCTGCCAAATCAAAGGCGTCGACAGTATCGGTGACACTGAGTATGCTGCTGAATGTATCAACAAATATGGATTTGAACAGCCAAATGCTGAATGACTATTTTCAAGCACAGAGCCGATGTTTCAAAAAATTCTCGAGTCACTTCGTCTTATTTTTTTAATTTAGAATATTGAGGTATCATGGATCTAATTATCAAACCAACTGAGCGTTGCAATTTCAAATGTACGTTTTGCTCCAGTACCAACATCACCGACGACAAAAGTGCTGAACTTGGGCACGATCAAATTTTTAGATTTCTTGAACGTTTTCCTGACACCAAAACAATCATAGTCAACGGTGGCGATCCACTCATGATGTCGCCAGCATACTACTGGAAGATCATTGACTGGTTGGACTTACATGAGTATGATACCTCTATTAGTTTTACCACTAATCTTTGGCCATTTTACAAGAATCCCCAAAAGTGGGTAGATCTATTCAATCATGAGCGTATGGGCATAACCACCAGCTTCCAATATGGTGGAGGACGTCTCAAAGGTGATCTTACCCCATTTTCAGAAGAAGACTTTTGGAAATGCAGCGACGCCATGCTACGCTATTGTGGATATAGGCCAGACTTTATCACAGTAATAACCGAAGAAAATGCAGATCGTGCTCTCGACAATGTGAGACTGGCCAAGAAGATGAACGTGGAGTGCAAGTTAAACTATGCCTTTAGTTCGGGACCTCCTGTGAAGTTTCGTAACATCATCATGGGCCAGCAAGGTCGTCCTTTTGTACTGGCAGATATCTACGAGATATATCTCGAAATCTGGCGACAAGAATTATATCCTTGGGAACACAGTACCAAGACCATGATGAAACGACTGCGCGGTGAAGCAACCATATGTCCACAAAACAGAGATTGTGATGCAGGTATTAGGACTCTACAGCCATCCGGAGATTACTACAGTTGCGGAGCCTTTGGCGACGACAAAGAATATGCTATAGATTTTGAGCAAGAGATGAATAGCAAAAAAATAATCAGGATACTGAAAGATCAACCCGATCTTCAGACTCTCAAGCAGAGTTGTTATAGTTGCCCTATGTTTGATATCTGCAATGGTTGTCGCAAAACCATAACCGATCTCAAACGGTACAATTTGGTCGAACGCCATTGTAGTAAAATGAAAACTCTTGCTGCCGACATCATTGAAGCCAATGGTGTGGACTTGGAACCAACAGAATATGTAAAAGAATATGAGACAGCGTAGTGAAACTAAGTAAAAATACAGGTTACGAGTATCTTTTATGTCAAATCAACCAATACTAATAGCTGGCGGCGATAGTTTCACCTATGGATTAGATCTACTGGATTGTAATCCCAGTAACAATTTCAGCTATAGTCTGAACACGTGGCCTGCTTTGCTTAGTAAGTCATTGAATCGCCAGTATGTTTGTGCAGCTTATCCAGGTAATAGCAACTCTGCGATTGCTAGAAAAACTATTTTGGCCTGTGAGCAAAATCGGGCACAAGATATTTTTGTAGTGGTAAGCTGGTCTTTTTTGAATCGCATAGAATTTAAATTTACTATCGATCCAATGAGTAAACCTTATGATGCAAAGACAGATCCCGAAGGATACGCTCTAGGGCCACACGGGCCTTGGCGCAGTGTTAACAGTAAGGATCTTTATCCTGGACCAGATGAATCAAAGCAAAAAATATTTACACACCTTGACAAGGATATCATAAAGTTTCTTAGAGACTACTATAGGTATGTTGGTAGCGATGATGTATATGAATATTACTGCACTGTGAAAGAGATTGTGTTTTTACAGAACTACCTTAAACTAAACAGCATTCCATATATGTTTACGTCGGCTCACTCTTTTTTCCGTAAAACTTTTGATGATCCCAGCGTGAATTGCTTGATTAACATGATTGATCAAGATCCGTGGTTTTTTTATCCTCCATTGAAAGGTTTCGTAGAGTGGGCCAGAGACAACGGTTATGCCCGCCGAGACGAACATTTCACAGAAGAGGCTCACGCAGATGCTTTTAAACTTGTAAGAGATTACCTCAATGAGAAAAATCAAGCGTATTATCCAAAAGCTGCTTAACGAATTGCGTTATAGACGCAAGATCAGACAGAGCAGGAAACAAGATCCTTACATATATTGATTAGTATATCAGTGATCATTGGTAGTGGCTTATGCTGCCCAAATACCTTTGATCTGCCTCGAGCGGTCGCTAAATATCTTACCTATGAACATATCCCTTAATCCTTGGTATTATTGTAACTTCCGTTGCAAATTTTGTTATCTAACAGAAGGACAGTTGTCTAGTCAAAAATTAATCAAACTTGATAAATTGGAGTCTAGATTACAAGAAGTTGTAGCACATTATGGCATCATTGATCAGATTGATGTCTACGGCGGCGAAGTGGCCCTGCTGCCTAAACAGTACTTTGAAGACATGACTGTGATTTTGAAACGATACTGCAAAAATCTCAACATGATAACAAACCTTAGCGCAGTAAACCAAATCACCGAAGATCCTAACTATTCTCTCAGTGTCAGTTACGACTTCAGCGCCAGAGAAAAATATGATTTGGTTTACAAGAACATGACCATGATTTCTTCGGATTTCAGCGTGCTCATGCTGGCCAGTCCGCACTTGATCACACTGGATCCCAACTACATGATCAATATGTTCAATCTCATACCTAATCTACGTTCAGTAGAAATCAAACCCTATAGTCGCAATCAGGCCAATGATCTCCAGATAACCGACAAAGATTTTGAAAACTATGTGATACGCTGGCTCACCGCTGCCACGCCAAAAAAATTCCAGTTTGTCAACGCCGCCCTTATACAACAGGTATTAGACGGGCAAGGACACAGTTACAGTGATGATCACGTGTATATTACTCCCAGCGGTAGATTTGCTGTGTTGGAATTTGACATCAATGATCGCGAGTATTTCTTAGAAATGGATTCCATTGAAGAATATCAACAATGGTGTGAACGAGAAAAACAACGTGTTAGTGTGAACGAATACTGCCGTGATTGCGAATTCCACGGACGCTGTCTAAGCGAACACTTGCGTGAAGTGCGAGATATATCCATGAGTTGCAATGGATACAAACATCTCATACAGTGGTATGCTCGCCAGTACACTTGATATCATGAAAGAGTGGAAAGTAAGACAGGAAGTATATCACAGACTTACCAAAGAACACGGTGACGATCTAAATCAGTTTGACATTGAAATAGTCACTGATGTTGTGTCAACTGCTGTGAAGTATTTTACTGAGCAGGAAGTTGGATGGTTATATCCTGGTAAAAGTTATGCAGTTGCTGTCTTATATGCTCGATGGTTGAATCAAGAATTTGGTGAAGATTTTTTAACTGTGCTAGATGATCCTGATCTGCTGTACGGCAATGATCCTTACTTTGTTCCCTACAGTCAAGACAAAGAAACCTACATCAAGATCATTGCGGCCTTGCCCAATAACATGGATCAAGGAATGATACCCGACATAAGAAACTATTTTGAAAGAGAATTCATGCTATGAATCCAGGAATGAATCTACTGTATCCAACACCTGTGCAGTATACAACCATGAAGAATGATCACATACGTCAGCAGGTAGTGGATGCGCTGATGGTCAATGTAGATTTTGCCAAGCCAACCGAAGAAATTTATGAGGAGAACATCTTGGATCTCAATCTACCTGAACTTGATCAATGGATCGATCAAGAAGTATATCCTGCTTTTGATCAGTATCTTGTAGATACCATTGACAAACATATCACAGACTTCCAAACCTATAAGTTTAAATCATGGCTTACTGGAAATCAAGGAAATTATCATTTGATCCTGCACAATCACAGTGGTAGTCATTACAGTGGTGTGTTTTATCTGTTGGCCGAAGAATCCACCCAAGGAGGACAGTTGATATTCTGCGATCCTAGATCTAACGCCAATCGAGGCTATGATAATAAACAAAAACAAAAACAATTTGATTATACTCGCATACAGCCTCGAACTGGCGATGTTTACATATTTCCCAGTTTCTTGTACCATTTTGTGATGCCTTATGCAGGAACGCTAAGGCTATGTGTGCCGGTGGATCTATTTCTCTTTGACGAATCGTAAGCAGTATTCTACTGCTTGACGTTCTGCAAAACTGGCACGAATGCTACAGCGATAACCATAGGTGTTGTAATCGGCACCGATGTGATAACTGGGAGTTTCCGCAGCATTCTCCATGACCCACTTGCCTGCGTCGGTCTGTTGCCATTCGTACATGGGTTGTGCCGCATAGATATCAGGATCTTCTACATCACCTATTGAACATTCAAACACAGTATAGGTATGAAGGTCAGTTGACGAACTCATGTGTCAAGGGAAATACTGTAGCGATGACTTCTGCGCAGGCTCGGGCCACCTGCTGATGTTCTAACTGTGTGCCATGTCCCGAGCGTAGTTCAATAAAGTGTATCCATGAACGCAAGGTGCCGTTCATGTACAGCCTACTTTCGGTCAGGCCTTCGGGTAGCACGGCACGGGCCTGTTCTTTGGCTATGCCGTTAGTGACAGCCCAGCTGTAGGCGTTTCGTGCGGCTCGTATGACTTCCCGTTGTTGGTCCTGCCACTCACGTTCCAGTTCTCGATGCTTGGCATCATTGGTGTCAAGTGCGATGCTGTTTTGTCGATTTTTTGTATCTTGCAGTCTTGCTTCTCTACGAACGAAACTGAGGTCTCGAGTAGGGTCAGCATATCGCTGGCTAAACTCTTGGAATGAGAAACTTCTGTGTCTAAGTATCTGTCTTGCGATATCTCTTGTGGTGGTGATTTCGCAACAGGCTGACACCATTTCCAGTGGCGACCAGTGTTGGTGCTTGACCAAGTATCTGATGAGTTTCTCTGATGTTTCGCTGTTGAGTTGATTGGAAGGATTGCTGACACGGGCGCAATACGCAATGAGTTCCTGCGCATCTGCGATACCCAGATCTCGATATTCACCTGTGGGTTGGCTGTAGGATAGCAAACGAACATTCATGCACGACCTTTGATTGATATCTTATCCAGCAGTTCTTTGCTGTAAGGTTTCACCATCTTGGCCACAGATTCAACATCTACTATAAAATCAATGCTTTTGATTTCGGCTGCCATCATTTCCAAGGTATGATTGATTATGATCTGGATCTGTTCTTCCGGCATACCTTGTTTTCTCAGTTTAGTGATGCTGATCTGCCGGCGCCTGCCGTTTTCTAATTTGATTGTCAGTCTCTTGAGACACTGTACAGGCACATCGGTCTTGTCGACGGCCTCTACAATTTCTTCCCAATGATCGCAATCTAGATTTATATCAACAGTTTTACCCAGCATTCGCGGCACTCTTGGCAGGACGACCACGGCCTCGTTTTTCAGCCGCAGGTGCTACACCTGCGCCCATAGCAGCCGCTTCTTTGAGAAGACGATCGCTTTCAGCCAATAGTTGTTTTGCCTCCAGAGCCATTTTTGCAGCTTGATCACGCAGTCCTTTACTGATACTGCCGTCATCTAATGCATCTTGTCCTGATGCCTGTAGTGCTTTTGCACGATCCGATCCTGCTGGAACGTCGGTGGGACGATATTGTTTAGCAGTGGGCACTTGCAGACCTTGTTGCTTGTCCAATTCAGCCAAACGCTTGACCGCATCTTCGCCTTGCGCCATCTCGGTCAAGATTTTGTTTAGTTCATCCAAGCGAACACTGCTGGTAGGTGTGGGTGTGACGATGACTTGATTGGTGTTGATCTTTTTCAAGAAACCTTCTTGGTGGATGGCTGTGAGTATTCCGCGTCCATCGGGCAAAAGATTACGATGTAATGCTTCGCTGAAGTCAGTGGCCTGCTGTCCTACTTCGCTTTCCAGCAGTTTCATGATGCTGTCATGGAAACTGACAGGCAACACGTCTGGGTAGATAACCAAACACATATGATCTTCGTTGGGTACGGTTTTAAAAACAATGACGACTCGCTTGTCGCCGTGTTTACCGATGTGTTTTAAAAATGCCATTTATTTCTCCTTTGGCTCGGGGCCGGTAGTTGTTGCTGGGATATCCTTGTCTGACGGGGATTGTTGCATCTGCTGTACGCTGTAATCATAGAAAGCACTAACACGATTGTAGAACTCGCCCACGGCCACCATTTCGGCTGGCTGGAACCCGCCGCGACGATTTATAACCTCAATGAGATTTTTAATGAACAGCAAGTCATTGACAGAGAATGAAGGATTTTCCATACAGATATTTACTGTATGGAAATTTTATGCTTAGATTTTTTGGTTAAAACAGATCGGGTTCTTGCTGGTGCCAGAGGGAGAATAGCAGGGCTTCTTGCGGATCTTCAAAACTCACGCACTCTCGAGACACTACCTTGGGCAACTGCTCTACCCACACGTGGAAAGCATAGCGTCCCTGGGTGTTTTCAACGATCCAGCGTTGGACTCGGGCACTTTTGGATACTGTCTGCGGACAGCGGGTAAAATGACCAGGAGCCCATGACAGCTCCCGGGTGTCAAACCAATCCTGGGGTTTAATGTTTATCCTGTTTGTCATACTCTGCAGAGAGACCAAAGGGCGCTTGGCATCCGGGATTGCTATGAATGATCCAAACTGTGTCGCAGTAGTTGGGATCACCCCAGGAACCAAAAGGCAATCCGTCTGTGAACACCACCAGTTTCTTGGGCTCCACAGCCGAGTCCTTGAGATAATCAAAGATACAGGTAAAGTCTGTGCCACCACCACCCTTGACATCATAGTCACAAATGTCATCCAAATTATCGGAATTATAGGTAACAGGATTGTAGCAGTGAGTATCAAAAGTGACCACGTGGATTTTATAACTTTCAAAGGATTCCATGATGCCTTGGATCTCGCCCAAGAAGTCTTTGAGCATCTTGTCGCCAATGGATCCTGACGCATCAATGAACACAGCAATATCAATGGCGTCTTCGTTGCGCATACCTGGCATCACAGCGTCCATATCCCAACCACGCCGGCTGGGACGCATCCAGGTAAAGTCGGTCTTGATAGTGCTCTGTAATTGCATACGAAGCAGTTCGCGCCAGTTCATCTTGGGCTCAGTGATGTCCTTGATCATACGAGCCACGCCTGCGGGAATGTTGCCAGCGCCGGCCTGATTGGCCGCATTTATCATGGCTGAGCCGTGGACGGCCTTTGTTGCCTTTGCCGTCGCTGTTGCCTTCACTTTCGCCATCGTCATCGTCGCCGTCCAAGTGTTCGTCGATGAGTTTGTCCAGCAAATCATTTAGACTGATCTTTTCAGCATTCTCGTACAGATAGTCATAGATCTGCTCCGATGACCAACCTTCAAACTTGGAGTCGTACAAGGCAGGTACCGTGGTAATCATCTCGCCCACGCGGTGTTTCTTCAAGTCAGCATTGACAGCATAGTCATTGGCGATGTTGAACAGTTGAGCATCACGCTCGCCACGTCGCCCAAAGTGATCATAACAGCAATGGAGCACTTCGTGGCCAAACAAGAACTCTACTTCCTTGGGCTTGAGCATATCGATGAAACGGCTGTTGTAGTAAAAATTCCTGCCGTCGGTAGCGGCAGTGCTACACCATTCGTCGGCATTGGTCAGTTTGAGACGAGTAGCCAGGTTACCAAAGAAAGGTTGCTTGATCAACAGGCCCACGCGGCCGGTAATGAGTTTTTCACGGATCTTGACATCCAAGGCCCTATCTGTAGGACCCAAGAGATTAGCGAACTTTTGTTTTTTATTTTCTGTAGTTGCTGTGGACATATAGACTCCTAAGTATTTCTATTATTATATTAGAATTTGATTTTTGGGTCAACCTGGGTCTGCTCTGCATATTTAAGCAAGAATACACTGATCTCTTTGGGCGATTTAAGGTAGATGTAATGTCCCGATAGATGGTTGGTACGCCAGCACCATACCGGTTTGTCATCGTTGCCATACACCGCAAACATTTCATCAAGATCGGCACTCCAGCCAAAGGCCTGCCAAAGGTAAGCCCTGGCTTCGGCAAAGCATTTCATACTGGCTCTACCTTCTATGGGATTGCGCTGGTGCAGTCGCTCAGCACGATAACCGTAGATATGATTTCCAGAATGTCTACGGTCTAAGGCTTGTAGTTTGAAAATGATCATAGCGAGAGGTGGGAGCGGGTTTCGTAACAGCCTGTGTCCGAGCAGGCACCCGCTCCCTGAGCCTTTTAGTTGGCTGCCTGGAGGATGTATTTGCCAAACTTCTTGTAGAACTCGTCAAAGTTCTTGAGTTTGGTAGTTTCAAAGGGCAGTTCGTACACAGTCAATGCCACACGAGCACCCATGACAGTGAGCTCTGTTTCAAAGTTCGCCATCATATAGCCCAAGAAGTTATCGACCTTTTTGTTCCACTCTTCTTTGCTCTTGGAGTCTTTGGCACGGCCAAGGCCCTCTTTGAGTTCATAGCAGAGACTGGTAACCAAACTGTACATTGCCGACACTTCCTTCACCTGCAGATCCTTGACTTTGCCGTCTAGGATGTCTTCAGGCTGGGGCATCTTGGCAGATACTTTGCGGTGAGCCATAAACTTCACAGCCAAGCCCTCGCCCACAGTACCAGCGATGAGATTCATCAGCGTGTCATCATCTTCTTCGTCGTCCAGCAATTGGCTCACAAAGGTCCAGGAACGCGGTGTAGCAAACGAGCGTGATGCCGATTTAGCATCAAAGTCGTACAAGTCGCCCTTGGCAAAACTCAGGTAACCTACCACGTCTTTGTGGATGCGATTCAGCACAGCCCACTCTTGCCAGGAGTTGAAATCCACTTTCATTTCCTGGTGGATAAAGCGATTGGCCAAGGGCGTGGGCATACGATAAGTCACGCCCTTGTCTGAGTCACGGTTACCAGCGGCCACGATTACCACATTGTCGGGCAGTCGATACTTGCCAATGCGACGGTTAAGTGTCAACTGATATGCCGCGGCCTGTACCGACGGAGCGGCCGAGTTCATCTCGTCCAAGAACAAGATAACGATGGGATACTGGCTGGCCAATTCTTCGTCGGGCAGGTCCACGGGCGCGGCCCAGTCCATCTTGTTCAAGTCTTTGTTGTAAAACGGAATGCCACGCAAGTCGGTGGGCTCCATCTGCGCCAGGCGCAGGTCAATCATATAGCCATTCATCTCAGTGGCAATGTTCTCCACCAGTTCAGACTTGCCAATGCCTGGAGGACCCCACAAGAACAGTGGGCGCTTGGATTTAAAGCACCGCAGGATACTCTTGCGGGCTTGCTTACTGGTTACGGTACGGGCTTCGGACATACACTACTCCTATCAAGTTACGGTTGAAATGCTAGTATAACGATTGTTGATTTTTCAGTCAACTGAATAAAAGTACAAAAAACCAAAAACCCACTGTCAGTATCAAAAATGCCACAATCACGGCAAATGGTAACAGCACAAGAAATTTCACCATTTTTAAAAACATTGATGTCTCCGACTTAGGCGCCGTCGTACTCGTAGAACTTTACGGCAGGGTCTAACTTCTGCAGTTCACGAGCCACTGTTGTCAGTGTGCGATAACGACTGGCCACTGATTCGCGCGGCAGTTCGCCATCGCAGGTCAAGTTCTCGGGCGACAGTTCGGCGTCAATGCTATCAGCCAAAGATTGACGGTCCTGTGCTGAGTCGAGACTGAGAGCAGGACTGCCAAAGATTGCGCGATAACGATTTTTATGCACTAGGTAAACTTGTAAAGCGGACATTTGATCTCCTGATTGATATTTGAAATTAGCCAAACTTCCGGGTTTTCTTTGAGAAGGCTGCTTTGGCCCAGGCACGCTCTGACATACCTTGGTTAGAAAGTATGAAGCCACCACCGTCCACAAGGTCACAATACTTGATGATGAGATCTGAACCCGCGGCCTGTAATGCAGAGTTCATCTTGGCTACGGCATACTCAACTCCAGAGGAAAATGCTGTGAACTCATCCTCGGTGGTTTCATAGAAGTCAAAGTAACCCTGCATGGCTTCTTCGTACTCTGTGGCATCTGCTACCAGGAAATTGTTGAACACCTGCCAGTCTTTCTGGCTGTCCATATTCCAGTTCTCTGCGGCTTCGTTAACGTCAAACGATTCAAACTGCAAGTCTAGCACAAGTTCTTGAGTTGAAGGCATTTTGTTGGCTCCTTTTTATTTACTATACCCATAGTATAGCAGATCTGGAGTTTTTGGTCAACTTTGGGTGTTGCGTAAAAACAACACTATTTTACACAGGTCTTAGGCGTATAAACTAAGGAATCCTTGGACCTTTTCACCAATGTAGGCAATCTGCTCGGGAGTGATCACAGGTGACGTGCCGTGGAAGTAGGTGTTGGTCATGGCCTGTGTGGCATTGGGAAAGTCGTCCCTGGCCCTAACAGGATCCATCAAGTGGCTATAAGCAGGTTGCAGCATGACATTGCCTGCAAAGTAAGGCCGAGTCTGGATCAGGTTATCTTCCAAGTAGTCTACGATGTCGGTGCGTTTGAAAGGCGCATCTTTGCGAATGGTTATGGGAAATGCAAACCAGCTGGGATTGCTTTTGGCACGAGCACGTGGCAAGTGGAAGAACTCTTCGTAGGGTTGATAGATATCAAACAGCAGTTGATAATTGCGACGACGCAGTTGATGTATCTCTGGCAGTTTGTTCAACTGTTGCAGTCCCATGGCACATTGTAATTCAATGGGCTTGAGATTGTAACCGATTTCATCGTAAACATACTTGTGATCAAAGATCTCTCCGGCCATGCAAGGTACCCACTCTGAGAATCGTTTGCCGCAAGTGCCACATTTGAGTTTGTTGGCCTCGGGACCAACACAGTAACAACCGCGACCCCATTCGCGTAAACTGCGCAGGATCACATCTTGATTCACATCTGACGTGGCCACAAAGCCACCTTCGCCCATGGTCATATGATGTGCTGGATAAAAACTACAGGAGGCCATGAGTCCATAAGATCCCAGGGGTTGATCATCATAGGTAGAGCCCAATGCGTCACAGCAGTCTTCTAACAGTATGAGATTGTGATGCTTGACTATCTGCATGAGTCTATCCATGTCTGGTGGATTGCCCAGCACGTGGGCAAATGTGATCACACGGATGTCGGGATTTTTTTCTAAAGTCTGCTCAACCTGTGCTAGATCCAAATTCAGTGTATCTAATTCGATGTCAACAAACACAGGTTCAAATCCCACCTGTAGCGTGGGATTGAGCGTGGTTGGAAATCCTGCTATGGGAATCAATACCTTGGTTCCACGTGGCAAGTGATGGCCACGCTTGCTGGTCAACGATGACATCATCAAGAGATTGCTGGAAGAACCCGAGTTGGTCACGATGCCAAGATTCTTGCCAAAGTATTGCGGAAAGGCTCGTTCAAATTCTAGGCCCTTGCCGCCCATGGCCAACCAACCAGACAGCAGTGATTCAACTCCGGCCACAAACTCTTGGCTGTCGTAGTATGCCCCGGCATAGTTCACAAAGTCCCGACCTGCCACCCAGGTTTTGGCTGCTTGTTTTTGGTCGATGTAGTGTTTGACTTGATCTAGTATTTCTTTCATAATTTCCTCATGGATGTTTTGATACGTTGCAGTGCTTCTCGTATGTTGGCTTTGCTGTTGGCATAACACAGTCTTAGATAACCTTCGCTGTTGGCACCAAAACAAGTGCCAGGCAATAGTGCTACTCCCGCATCCTCCAACAGATACTCTGCCAATGCATCACTGGTCATGCCAGTGGCTCGAATATTAGGGAATACATAAAATGCGCCATCGGGTGTGAGACAATCAAATCCCGGTATGCTGTTCAAGCCCGCAACCAGTAGATCTCTGCGAGCACGATACTCCTGCATCATGGCAGCAACTTCACTTTGGTCTCCGTTGATGGCACGAATACCAGCACGTTGGATAAATGGTTGTACGCAACTGGCCACAGTTTGTAACAGTGCCGCCATGCGTTCTACTACTACTTCTGGGCCAACCAGTGTGCCTAGCCGCCAGCCGGTCATGGCAAAACTTTTGCTAAATCCGTTGCTGAGTATCACGTGTTCGCGGCACTGATCATATACACTGGGACTGTAAAACACATCACCATAACTCATACGTGCATAGATCTCATCGCTGTAGAGATACACATCGTTGCCGACCGCTATGTCATAGACTGCGCGAACTTCTTGTTGTGTCATGACCGATCCAGTGGGATTGTGCGGTGTGTTGATAATGATCAATCTAGTACGATCGGTTATGGCTGCTTCAATATCTTTGGGATCCATGCGAAACTGATTTTCTTCTTTCAATCTCACTGGCACTGCCTTGGCACCCAACATCTTTATCACACTGTAGTAGGTACTGAATCCTGGATCGGGCACGATCACTTCCATGCCGGGTTCAACCAAGCACATGACAGCATAATATATCTGTGTGTTGGCACCGGGCGTGACCAACACCTGCGACAAGTCAGGTTCAAAGCCTCGACTGCGTTGTGTGGCAAAACGAATGGCTTCTCTGAACTCTGGCAGTCCATAACTGCTGGTATAGTGAGTGTGCCCAGCACGTAGACTTTCTATGGCCGCGTCAGTGACATTGGTAGGTGTACCAAAGTCTGGATCGCCTATCTCCAAATGTATGATGTCTTGGCCTTGGGCTTCTAAGCGACGTGCGCGATCCAACACCCTAAACATAGGTTGTCCGTCGATGCGCAGTGCGGCCTGTGTTATTTCTTTCATTTTACCAAACAAAGTTATCTTGATAATATTTTACTATATTTGTTAACTCGTTGTCAAATAGTGCAGTGGCACGCCAACCCAGAGTCTGCAGTTTGGTGTCATCTATGGCATAACGAACATCCTGACCGGGTCTGGTCATGTGCTCGAGGTATTGTTCTATGTTGTTGCTGGTGCCTTTGATTTGGGTCACTATCTTGTGGATAACTTCGATGTTGGCACACTCGTGGTTACCAGAAATATTGTATATTTCATTTTTGACTCCGGCATCAATTACGGTCAACACAGCATTGGCAGTGTCCGAAACGTGCAACCAGGTACGGCGTGGAGTGCCGTTTTGATGTATATCGATGCAACGACCCAATGAAAGATACTTGACACTTTTGGGAATGAGTTTTTCCACATACTGTCCAATACCATAATTGTTGGTAGGCCGTAGAATGATGTAAGGAACACCATAGGTCCTGCCATAACTTGTGACCAAGTGATCAGCAGCTGCCTTGGTGGCCGAATAAGGATTGCTGGGTTTCAACAGATCTGACTCAGAATGTGCGCCAACTTCAATGTCGCCGTACACTTCATCTGTGCTAAAATGCAGCATCACAGGCATGGTGAACAGACTTTTCTGTCTGATCAGTTCCAGCAGATGATGCACACCGTTGATGTTGGACTCTAGAAACACTTTGCTAGATACAATGCTGTTGTCCACGTGAGTCTCTGCAGCAGTGTTGATAACATAATCGCAATCTACCAAACGCTCTAGATCGTTGATGTCACTGGCAATGAATTTGAAATTTTGATGGCGTTCAAGATTGGCCAACAGATTCCAATTGGCACAGTAAGTACCTTTGTCCACACCCAAGACATACCAGCCACGATTCAAGCAGGCCTGTGTGACATGATAGCCAATGAAGCCCAAACATCCTGTGACGTACACAACTCTTTTTCTCATTGATACAGTTCCAATCCTTGATCTAGGCCCGCTAGATCAATGCCCATCTCGGCCAATGCAGTACCATCGCCGGTGTAGTTTTTTGGATCCGCAGGTATCTGCACTTCTATGCGCAGTTTATTATTATGTATGCTGGCAAAATGCCTGACAATACTTTCTAGATCGTGTTTGTGCTGATACACGCAGTTGATATCCTGCGGTAAATTATCGTTCTCAATGTAGTAGCGCAACACACGCAGGAAATCACTGGCTGAGATCATGTCAAACTCTGCGTTCTGCACCGTGATCTCTGTCTGTTGAAGGCACCTTTTGAGTAATCTAAAGTCTGGCTCTGTGCTGTCAAACACACCAAACAGTCGTATGGTGTAAAAATTGTCAACCATCTGGCAGGTTCTAGCAATGATATTTTTGCTCAAGGAATAACTGTCTTGTGGAGCACTTGTCAAGATTTCAGACTCCCGAGCGCGATCAATGGATTTGGACTTGTCAAACTCTGCCCCAGAACCTATGTTTATGAACTTGCTGAATCTATGCCTGAGATTGTAGAAGTTTAAAAAGATAGCGAGATTGTTTTGTAGATCTTGATAGTTGCAATCGCCCAGGCGAGTCTTGCCACCAGCAGTGGCACAATTGACTACAACATCGGGCTGATAAAGATCTATCCAATCACTGACGCTGGTATAGTCAGTCAAGGTTACGGTGCTTCTAGATACAGGGTAGACAACGTGATTGCGTAGATTGAGACAGATGTAGCTGCCTAGAAAGCCGCTGGCTCCCAATACTGCTACTTTCACGATATCTCCGCTATCATCTCCTGGGCTAATTCTTCATCGCTTAGGAAAGGAGCCATGTCGTGCAAACCTGCTTGCTTGCCGTCTTTTAAGGCCTGGCTGGGCTGTATCTCTTGTTCTGTGGTGCAGATGCAGTCAATGATCTTAGGACCTGGCACACCAAACCAGGCCTTGAAATGGTCAAGGTCTTGTTGTGTTTCTGCGCGGTAATAGTTGTGTTCAAAGGCCTGTGCGATGCGATCAAAGTCAGGAAACCACAGACCGGTATCACTACTGGTGCCATACACACGACCTTGGAAGTATTTCTGTTGCGTGTTCTTGATGCTGAGATATCCACGGTTATTCAAAATAACAAAAGCGATGTTTAACTCATACTCTCTGGCCACAGCCAACTCTTGTATGTTGCTCATGAAACTGCCATCGCCAATGATGCTGATCACTGGCTGGTTGCTGGCAATGGCAACTCCAATGGCAGCAGGCAATGCCCAGCCCATGTCAGCCTGCGCCGGACTAAACACCATACGCTGTCCTGATTTGGGATTAAGTGCCACTGGTCCTGTGTAACTGATACTGCCAGCATCGCCCATAAGAACCTGATCAGCCAAACTGTGCTGATTCACAGCATCCAACACAGCATAAAGATTCAATCCATTGCTGTCATCTCTAAATTGATCTTGCATGACTGGCCATTTATGTTTCCAGTGCTGGCAGCGCTCAATCCATTGCTGTCTTGTCATAGCATACCTCGAAAGAAATCTCGTAGATCCATCTGCAGATTTACATCCACGTGGACTATGTCTTTGGCCAATTCATTGCCGTCGATATCTACTGCGATTTTAAAACTCACGGGACTAAACTGCCGAGGATCATAGCCTATAACACTGGCGTTTAAACTGGACCCCAGGATCAGTAACAGATCTGCGTTTTGCATAGCAAAGTTTCCTGCCCGACTGCCGCGCTGACCCACTGTGCCAATGTTCAACGGGTGTGAGTGTTCGGCATAATCTCTGGCACCGTAGGTTCCCACATAAGGGATTTGATATTTTTCTACAAATTGTAAAAATTGATCAACGGTTCCGCTTTGTCTTACGCCATAGCCAGCCAAGACTATGGGACGTTCTGCCACAGCCAGTGCTCCACGAACAGCATCAAAATCATACTGCAAGGGTTCAGTTGGCACAGGACCTGTGTAGTGTCTTGGATCATCGGGCATGGCCATGGTTTGTATATTACCTGGTATGTCTATCCAAACCGGACCAGGTCTGTCGGCAGTCATGAGGTGCCAAGCATATTCTAGTGTGATAGGTACATCTCTAGCATCGGTAATAAAATGACTCATCTTGGTCATTGATTGATAGGTATCTACCACATGATGTTCTTGGATACCGTACTTGCGGATATGGATGTTTTTGGTGTCGTTGATCCAACCCGAGCAAGTGTCTAGTCTCACATTTCCCGAAAGAAATAGCACAGGCACAGAATCTTGCCAAGCATTCAGCACACTGGTGGCACAGTTGGTTCCGGCACAACCGGTTGTGGGATTCACTACAGATATTTTTCCAGTGATCTTGCTTTCGCCAATGGCAGCGTGTCCGGCACCTTGCTCGTGATGATAGCAGATGTATTTGATTTTGCCGTTCTTGATAAAGCCATCGTTGAGACCGGCAGCACCACCTCCCATGAGACCGTGTACATATGTTACTCCACGATCGTATAGGAATTGGGCTATCCAGTCACATACTCTCATTTGAGATCATCAACCAGGGGAATTTCCAAGAGATTGGTAAATTTCTGCATACAGGCCAACTTGGTAGGACTGTGACGGCTGCTGTGCCAATGAACTATTTTAGCATCCTCCATGGCACAGGTATTCCACTGATCCTGTTCTTGCTGAGTACGCCAAGTGGGCAACCATTGTGCTTGATAGAATAAGTAAGGACGGTGGGCATCTGCCCATTCCAAACCTTGGTTCCAAAACATGGTGTTGTGTATGATCTGCTGATTATTGTAGCTGCTCATTCCATCGCTGTCATCCCACTGACCACGCATTTTTCTCTCGATCTTCCACAGTTCGGGATCCATGGTGCTGGGATAATACTGCAGATCGTTGTTGAACAGGTTCTCAAATGACTTGTTGTACTGATTTGGTTCTGACCAAGACTTGGGGTCAGTCCAATTGAACAAACGGAATTCTTTGAACTTTCCAAAGATCTCTACATCGTCAATGGCTTGTACATCTGGGCCTACCCACAAGATGTTACAAGGTTCTTTATGCCATAGTTCATAGATACGATCATTGTTCAACGGCATGGCTTCATTGATGTTGTCAATCTCTTCGTCAAACAGGATATACTCCCATTTGCCTTTTAAAAAGTGTCTGAGACTGGACAGACTGTGACGGCACATTTCGCGGTAGGTCTGATAGATGTCGCCTTCGGCAGCAGTGTCTTTCCATACCCACTTGGTGCTATTGATACGACGGTGAGCGCAAACAACATAATTTTTGGTAGCCATAAAATTTCCTGATAGTAGTAGTGATACTTATTTTAGGCCCTGAAGGACCTAAAATAATCTGGAGCTATTATTTTACCAGGACAATGTTGAGCAAACCAGCTGTTTTCTCTGATTTTCGATAAGATTTTGCTGTTTTCTTGGCAGTTTTCTTGGCTGCTTTTTTCGCGGGTTTTTTGTATACGATTTCTTCCGCAGGCATCATGCACACAGGTATAGGCTGCATCTTGTGCTGTGTCTTGGATCGGATCTCTCGATACTGTTTCAACACTTCACGCTCGCGCTTGCCTTCAGGTTTGGTGCCTGTGGTGTCCTGCATCATGGCACGTTCCAGTTCAGGATAGGAAATGCCCTTGAGTTGATCCTGATCTGTGCGGCCATCGTCCCAGAGTCCGTCAGTGGGTGCGGCATTGATAATGTCTTCGTCCACTCCTAACGCACGGCCCATGTCCCACACTTCGGTTTTCATGCAATCGCCAATGGGCGAAATGTCTACACCGCCGTCGCCGTACTTGGTATAGAAGCCTACGCCAAAGTCCTCCACCCGGTTGCCGGTTCCTACTACGATACCTGCGTGGCTTTGCGCTATCTGATACAAACAGGCCATGCGCAGTCGGCTACGGCTGTTGGCCAAGGCCAATAGATTGGGCAGGACTTTGAAGTTATCTTTGAAAGCATCAAAGGTCTTGGTTAGATCCACAGTCACGTGTGTGACGTTTTTGTAACGGCCCTGCAGCCATTTGCCGTGATTGTCTGACAGATAGTGTTGTTCAGGGCGCTGATGTATGGGCATGGATACCACTATGGTATCTACTCCGGTTTCGGCGCACAAGGTTGATACCACCGCTGAATCAATACCACCGGAGATACCTACCACCAGTTTGTCAATCTTGTGTCGCTTGGTGTAATCCTTGATCCATTTTGTTATAAACTTGGCTCGTTTCTGTGGTGTCATTTTATTTTCCTCGGGGATTGCTTTGGCGCGGACGCTGGTACAACGTGCGCTCGCTTTTGACTACATACTCTCTACCAATCAAGCCCGCTTCAATCTCTCTGATGGCCTGTACCAATGGTGTGTGCAGATCACGATTTTCCATTCTGCTGGCATCGCCACGACTTAGTTCTCTGGCACGCTGGCTAGCGGCCAACACTAGATCGTATCTGCTGCCAATTTTTTCTACTGCTACTTCTGATGTGCGACCTTCGGCCATGATGTATCCTTATTCTAAGCCCTTGGCTGTGGCGCCAAAGACACCTAATAAACCAGCGGTAATGGCTGCTGGAACTGAGTGAAAAACCAATGCTACCACTGCAACTGCCACTGCTAAAGTTAATAAACCTCTGCCTAACATAGGACTTCCTTTCAAATTGGTGGGCCCACCTGGACTCGAACCAGGGACCAACGGATTATGAGTCCGCTGCTCTAACCAACTGAGCTACAGGCCCGTATTCTATATTTTATGCTAAATTTACTCTATGGTCAAC